CCCCGAAGATGCCCCGTCACCGCAATTTGCGGTTCCGAAGAAAAGCGGTAAAAATGCAAAAAAACCACCCGAAAGTTGTGCATGTCGATTCTTGATGACATTCCTGAGACCATCCCGGAGCATCTTGCGTACAGGAAGTACATTCGCGAGTGGGTCGACACTTCGAGGAAGGTTAAGATCATTACGGAAAAGTGCCGTGAGGATGGAGCTGATGGTTTTCTCTTTTTTCTGCGTAGTTTTGCGTGGTTACATGAGCCACGCCCGCGAGTGGAGAACGGGAAGCGGCTTCCAACCACTATTCCGTTCATTCCGTGGCCGCATCAAACGCGAGCGGTCCATCAGATTTTTGGCACGCCTTCAGATCCCGTGTTTGGGTTCCATGATATTGGCTGTCTGGCTGGCGATACGGTCGTGGTGACGGATCGGGGGCCAGTCATGATCAAGGATGTTCGTTTAAGCGACAAAGTTTGGGACGGAATTGAATTCGTCTCGCATGGAGGTATTGTCAATCGTGGCAGGAAGCGAATCATTTCAGCGTATGGTTTACGACTTACTCCAGATCACTTGGTTTTAACTGTGAAGGGATGGCACCGTGCGGACAAAAGTTACGATCGGGCAAAGGTTCGGATGCCTGACAGTTCAGTCGATCTACGGTCGTCTGGAGAGAAACCTTCCTATGAAGGAGGTTCTTTCGAGGAAGTCTACGATCTGGTCGACTGCGGACCAAGGAACAGGTTCGTAGTTCTGGGAGACGAACCTACGATCACGCACAATTGCGAAAAAAGTAGAGGAGAAGGGATGTCATGGCTGGTGCTGATGCTGTTTTTGCATCAATTCCTCTACGTGCCGCAAACCACGTACGGCGTGGTGAGCCGGACAATGGACGCGGTTGACAAGTCCAACGACATGTCGGCTTTGCTGCCCAAGATTGATTGGGAGCTGAAGATGCTTCCGAAGTGGATGGTCGGATATCCAGGCGTCGACTACAAGCGTAACCACACGGACCACACGTTTATCAATCTCAGGAACGGATCATCGATCGTCGGACACGCGACGGGCGGTGACCTGGCGTCAGGCGGGAGGACGACGGCGTTTTTGATGGATGAGATGGCGAAGTTTCCCAAGCGGGAGGCTGAGGACGCGATGTCGTCGACGGAACCAGTTTCGGATTGTCGCATTCTCGTGTCGACTCCCAAGGGAAACACTGGCGCTTACGCCAGGGCGATGTCGGAAAAGTCCAGCATCGTCAAGATTCGTTTGCATTGGGCGGATAACCCACTTCGCAATCGTGGTCTGTATCGGGTCGTTGGCGGCCTGCCGATGGCGCTCGATCCGAACAATCCGCTCCCAATCGATTACGTCGAGCGGTGGAAGAGTTCGATTCGCGATGAGCTTCTAGAACGCGGATTCTCTTTTACGAAGTCGGAAAGGTCTCCTTGGTACGACCAGAGATGCCTGCGCCCGAGAATGAATCCGACGAAGGTTGCCCAAGAGTACGACATTGATTACGTCGGCTCGGTGTCGAAGGTCTTTTCGGAAGTGCTGCTTGAGCGCCTCCGCATCGAGACGGTGAAGCCGGAAGTGATTCGGGGCGAGTTGATTTTCAACGTTGAGGACTTTTTCCCAAAGTTCGTGGAGAACCAGGATGGACGGTTGCGGCTGTGGGTTCCGCTCGAAGGCAAGTCGCTCGTCCCTCCTAGGGAGATACCCTACGTCGTTGGGAATGATATCTGTTCTGGCCAAGCGGGACCAATGACCAGCAACTCCGTCGCGTCGATTGTTCAGCGGACGACTGGGATTAAAGTTGGTGAGTTCGCCAGCAATTCGATGCCTCCGCAGGATTTCGCGAACTACGCGATTGCGCTCTGCAAGTTCTTCAAGCACCAGACTGGCAACGAGGAAGTCGACGCCTACATGATCTGGGAGGACAATGGATACGGATCGTCCTTCCGCAATCAGGTCATAAAGATGGGTTTCCGTCATTTCTATCTTCGGACGGTGAGGGATTCGATCGGCCAGCAGAAGACGAAGAAGCCTGGCTTTCACACCGGGGTGGAAAGCAAGGTGAGTCTGATTGGTGAGTACCAGTACGCTCTCCAGCAGGGCATGTTCACTAACCCGTGCAAGGAATCGATCGACGAATGCGGCATGTACAATCGCACGCCTGATGGTTCGATTGAGTTTGAGGGGAACATGTCGGACGATACGGCCACCGGCAGCAAGAAGGTCCACGGGGACCGGGTCATAGCGGACGCTGTGGCGTGGCATGCCTGCCAGGAATTCACGATTCGGAAGGGAAAAGGCGCGCCATCCGTACCAAATGCACCGCCGCCTGCCACCTCGTTCGCTGCTAGGCGTGAGAAGTATCTGGCCGACTTGGAACGGACAACGCTGTGGTAGGTCGCATCTCAGTGGCAAGCGATTCAAGCACTACACAGGCTGGCACGAACACACACTCTGATTCCCACGTCTTTGAAGATTGTGAAGCATGGAAAAACTCCGAGTACCATTTTTCAACGTTCCTTCTGAATGCCTGTCTTAACAACTGGAACGGCAGCAAGAACACTTCCCGCGAATCCTGGAAGTCGAAAACATGCAGCGTATAGTCGGTGAGTTTGGATTCGTCCAGAGTCCATCCGACTTTTCCAGCGCGTCCGCTACTTGGTAGCACACTCCACTTTTCAAGGGAAAGTTCAGGTTCAGGTTTTTCGCGGCCGTACTGTTTTTTTGTGATTTGAGATGGTAACGATTTCTTTGAACCGCTAGTCCCATGACTGTGGTTCCCTTTTGGTACTACGGTCTCTTTAAGCAGTTCTCCTAACTTGATGGTTGCTCTAATTTCAATCTCTGATATTTCCGCTCTCTGTTCCAGGGACCATTCCTGAAGGCGAGCGTACTTGCTGTAGGCAGCAACGCGGTCTACCAGTTCTTTTGCCGCGGGAATAGTAGCCACCCTAGCAATGGCAGTGGTGGCTTGGCTCATCCAGATAAGTTCGTTGCTCACGAAATCTCCAAAAAAAGTCCCGTGGTCCTGAGCGATCGCAGACTTGTGACAGACGCGAAGAAGCTATCAGGACCACGGGGTTGAATTGCACTGTCTGTCACTGCCAGATAGACTAGTGTGTTTGCATGCGGAAGGCAATGTCGGTACATTGTTCTGGTAGCCTGGCTAGAACTTCACTTTGGAGGAATTTCGATGAACGCGCTAAAGCAAGCACAGATGGCGGCCAATGAGTGCCGCGGCGAGCAGGGAGTCACCAACGGCGAGGACGGCAACGGCGAACCCAAGTCCAATACGGAGCATCCGTGGGATTGTGGTGACCATGCAGGCGCCAAGTCTCCTGGTGTCAGCATGAACGGGCAGACAGGCCCGTCACCGGGCACTCGCGGCGGCGGCGGTTACTAAGATCGTCATCCTTGGGATGCGGATCGCTCTCCAGTGCCGGCCTGCTGATTTGCGAGACGTGCGTCAAGCACGGGCAGAGCCGGCCTCTTTTTTCACAGAAAGCAGTCGGTGTCATGGCCAAAGACATCAATAGCAAGGCGAGTGACGGCGGAGACCTGGACGGCGAGAACGTGAACGCGCTGGACGCCGTGCGGGGTATGTGCCGATCAGTCGCCAATGAGCAAGGTGGCGGGATCCCGGACAGCGAGATCGTGATCCCGCCAAACGAGCCTGACGACCGGGAATCGTTGACCCGCGATGAATCCGAGTGGGGTGAGTCTCCTGACGACTACCAGACCGGCGACGGTGGCTAAGGAGTCGCTCGTTGGCAACACAGTTTAATCCGCTGGACGACCGCAGCCTTAGAAAGCTACGGGACGCGATCAAGTGGTCGCGTCGACAACTGTCGACGTTCACTCGTCAGTACGTCGACAATCTCAAGATGTACGTTGGCAAGCGGTACGGTCATGGCGGCTCGTCTGGCAAGATGCCGTTGAACATGGCTCGGCTGGCCGTCGACGTATGGCAGCGGAAGCTGGTCACGAAATCACCGGAAGTTTTGGCGATCACACCCAACCCGCTAATCAAGCCTGGTGCCCATTTGTTGGAAATGGGAATGGCGGTCCTGCTGCGAGAGATCAATTTCGCCGAGTCGTTACAGGAAGTGACGAAGCTCGCATTGCTGGGATTCGGCGCGATGCGCGTGGGGCTCTCGCCGCGTGTTCCATACGGTCATCCGAATTACCTGTTCGACCCCGGGCAACCGTACGCCGATCCAATTCTGTGGGAGAATTGGGTTCACGATTTCAATGCCCGCCGCAAAGACGAGTGGGATTATGCGGGCGATAAGTCGTTGCTTGATTACGAAGAAATCATGGAGAACCCGGAGTTGGATGAACGCGCGAAGCGTAACATCGACCGGGAATGGAGACAGGGTGACGACGACGACTTTGGAGAAGGCAAGGAAATCGCGTCGTCAATTTCCAAGGAGGACGACGTATTCAAGCACGACGAAGGGGAATACCGTCAGCGAGTCGAAGTGTGGAACCTTTGGCTTCCGATGGATAACTTGGAAGTCCAACTCCCAGTTCAGAACGATTGCCCGCCGTTGCTCATCAAGGAGTTCGAGGGTCCAGATAATGGACCGTTGCATTTGCTTTCGTTCTGCCAAGTGCCCGGTAACGTCATGGGTTCGGACCCAACGTCACTCCTATACGACATGAACGATTTGCTGAACAGGATGTTCGTCAAGATCGGACGGCAAGGGGAGCGTCAGAAGACGCTGCTGATGGTTGACCCGGTGGCAGCTGGCGATGGCACTATCCAGCGGATCAAGGATGCTTCGGATGGCGACATTATCACCGCCACGCGGCCCGAAGCGGCCAAGGAAGTTGGCAATGGTGGCGTCAATCAGAATTCGATGGCTTTGACAGTCTGGTTGCGTCAGATGGCATCCTACATGGGCGGCAACATCGACTTGCTCGGCGGTCTGTCGAGTCAATCGCCAACAGCTCGTCAGGACCAGATCCTTTCCGAGTCGGGTAGTGAACTCGTTTCGTACATGCAAGGCGAGGTTGAGACTTTCACGACTCGCGTGTGTCAGGATCTTGCGGGCCTCTTGCACCGTGATCCGATCTTGACGCTGACACTGACGCATCACGTGCCTGGCACGGATATCGAGATTCCGTTGCGGTATGGTCCGGAGGAACGCGACTGGGATCTGTACGAGGCGACAATCCAGATCATTCCGTACACGCTACGGTCGCAGAGTCCGGAACAGAGATTGACCAAGATCCTTCAGATTGTGACGCAAGTCATTGGTCCGCTCATGCCACTGGCGATGCAACAGGGTCAGCAGTTGAACATGGCCGCGTTGCTGGCATTGATCGCGAAGTATTCCAACCTGGAGGAATTGAACGATCTGTTCGTGAAGTCGGGGATGCCTCCGATGGGTCAGCAAGGTGGTGGTCCAGAACGGCCTGGCATGCCGTCCAATAGCGAGCGCCGGTACGTGCGGGAGAATGTTTCAGGTGGAGGGACGGCTAATGCGCGTGATTCTGTCTTGATGCAAACTCTCTTGGGTGGAAACTCACAGGTTACTCCGCAGCAGGTAGCTTCCGCGAGTATTGTCTAACATGGGCAAGAACAAGCTGACCGACGAAATTCGTAAGGCCGTGAAGTCGCAACTCACAGCCAAGCCTGAGCCGCACAGGCGAGTCAGGACGCGCAAGCGGATCGCTGGTGGAGGAGAGAAGATCAGAACCAAACTGAAATGGCCGTTCCACTCGGAATCGATGGGCGTCAACCCAGAGCAGTGCGAAGCAGCCGAGGCGGCTGCGCGGCACAATGGCGTTCCCGTGGAGTTTGACCGGGAGACTGGTGCCGCGATCATTACTGGTCCGGAACAGTACAACAAGCTGGCCAAGTCGATTGGTATGAAAACTGGCCGGGACGGGTTTGAAATTCCAGGAGTTCAGACTGGTCGCCGCCAGCAGCAGGAACGGGAAAAACGGCAGCGGATAATCGATGCGCTGGAAAATATGCGTGGCGATGACCAGCGTGAAATGAACCGGATCTTGTCTGGGCAGTTGGAGTAAAAAAGCTCGTAATGTTGACAGTCTGCGCTTTGTGTGGCACACTGTTCGACAGTCCAGATAACATTGAGGGTCGCTTTCGAGCGGCTCATGACAAGAGTAACAGCCGGACTTAGCTCCCCGGTCAGTTAGCTTGTACCTAACGCAACTCCGTCAAGGGGGTCGCCGGAACGGCCCTTTTTTCGTATGCGGAGTTTGCACAATGGCGAAAAACGCTCCAGTCTCGCCGGTCTTTACGCAGGTTGCGGAAGGCTCTGAAGACGATTTCGATTTTGACAGCGGCGCTGATCCGGCGATGCGTGATGTGGCCGTGCCTGGCAGGGACGATCAGACTCGATCGTCGAATCTGCCCGATGCGTTTTCCGCGGAAGACATGGCGGAAGCGGAACGTGACGGATCGGCGCCGGAACGGCCCGGATCTTCCTCCGGCAGGGACGCACAGGGACGATTCGCCCGCCAACAGCAAGAACAATCCGTTGGGGACAGACCCAACGAAGGCGCGCCACCTCCACGGCAGCAACGGCCACAGGGCCAGCAGCCGCAAGGCGCGCAGCGTGAGGAATCTGGCGATGTGGTGTTTCCGCCAGAGTTGTTACGCGAAGCGGGAATGACCGAGCAACAGGCTCGGCATCAATTCCAGACGCCAGATGTTCTGGAGAGAGCGTTGGCGTTCCATGACAGCCAGTTGATCAGGTCGAAGTTACCACCGACTGGCACCCCTCCGGCTTTCAATCAGCAGCCGGCGTTCCAAGCCCCTTTGCAGCGGCAGCAATATCAGCAGCCGTTTCAGCCTCAGCCGAGCCAGCAGGTTCAGCAGCAAGGCCAGCAACAGCAGCAACAGGGGTATCAGCCACAAGAACAGCAGCAGCCTACGGGCGTGCAGAAGTTCAATCTGGCGTTGGATCCGGCCCAGTACGAACCGGAGGTTATTCAGGCGTTCAATGGATTGAACGACCATTACCACCAGCAGCTTCAACGCCAGCAGCAGGAAGTGGAATTCCTGCGTAATGCGATGGGGCAGGTGGTGCAGTCGCATCGCGTGGAAGCCCAGAAAGCCTACTACAACGAGTTCGACCAGATAGTGAACTCGCTGGGCGATGAATACAAGGAGGTATTTGGCGAGGGGTCGGTGAACGACTTGGATCGATCGAGTCCGCATTGGCAGAACAGGGCTGTCCTTGACAACGCTGTTTTGGCGTATCAACAAGCTCTTTCGGAGAGAGGCATGGCGCCTGTGTCAACAAAGACGGCGATTCTCAAGGCGGTGCGAGCGGAGTTTCCTCAACAATACGACACCACAATTCGCAATGGAGTGACTTCAGCCATTGGGCAACGGCAACGGCAATTCTCGCCTCGACCGGCTGGTCGCAGAACAGGTAATCCGGGGAATCTTTCTCCGGAGGCACTGGCGATCAGTAACGTCGAGCGGATCCTGCAAGAGCGGGGACACGAATCGCCACTCGCCGAACAAGAAGTCAGCTTCTGAGCGTGAAGGAAAATAGATCATGGCACTTACCGCGCAAGATGTCGCTGACGTTGTCGCGACTACTCTGTACGACCTTGGCCCGATGAAGATGCAGCAGATTGGGCAGGCTCGGCAGTATTATGAAGTCTACTCGAAGTGGTTCAAGAAGGACAAAGTCACGTTTGAGTCCGGTCAAGGGATTCAACGGACCCTGATGAACCGCGTTGACCAGGAAGCGGCGGCCCACGTTGGGTACACCGATCCGGATTCTGTCAACATCGTGAATGTGATCGATCAGCTCCAGATCCCGTGGCGACATTTACGCGGGCAATGGGGGTTGATCTACCAGACCGATATCCTGATGAATTCCGGAAAGGCGTTGGTACTAAACGTAATCAAGCCGCGACGGCTGGCCGCAATGCTTCGGATCATTGAGTTGATCGAGGACAGCGGGTTCAGCTCGCCATCGAGCAGCTCTGACAAGACGGAGCCGTTCGGGATCAAGTATTGGGTCGTGAAGAACAATACGACTGGCTTTAACGGTGGCGCGGCCTCTGGCCACACGACCGTTGGCGGTGTGGATCTGTCGGATTCGCCGACGTTCAAGAACTACTCGGCCCAGTACACGACCGTCTCGAAGACGGACATGATCAAGAAATGGCGGACGGCACACCGGAAGTGCCGGTTTATTTCTCCGATCACGGTCCAGGACTACCGCGGTTCGATGGGCGAGCGTTATAGAAATTACGTCAACGAGACGACCATTTCGGTGCTCGAGGACGTTGGCGAGGCTCAGAATATGAACCTTGGCCGGGATGTCGCGTCGATGGACGGTCAGATGACGTTCAAGCGGTCGCCGATCATGTGGGTGCCGAAGTTGGACGACGACACGACCAACCCGGTCTACATGATCGACCACAGCACGTTCTATCCGGTCGTGCTGAAGGGTGACTACTTGCGTGAAGGTGCCGCAACGCCAAGCCCGTTGCAACACAATACCTACCAGGTGTTCGTTGACCTCTCATATAACATCCTTTGCGTCGACAGAAGGCGCAATGCTGTGCTGGCAACGGATACCGACTAACTGAGCGTTTAACTCTGTGCTCCTGGCACAGGGACGAAGTGCCCAATGCTGGTTTGTTCCGGCATGAACCTTTCAGCCTGGCGGGGGCGTCGGGTCAGTCTTTGTTTTGGGAGTCCTGGTTATGACTAACAGTTTTGGAGTGAATAGTCTCGCGACCCGTGGTCCGAGCCGCGCTGTGTGGGGGAACCTCTTCTCTTCGCTTCGGGACGATCCGTCGCGAGGAGTGTTGTTCTTCGACGACTTTGTCAATCACCCGGCGCACATTTCATCGCAGACGATTGGCAATTACGCCAGCTATATCGACACTGGCGTAACGTTGAAGTCGATTCCGACCGCCACTTTGGAAAACGGAGAGGCCGGAGTGTTTGAGGTGGCTGGCAACGACGCCACGCATGATGAAGGGTCAATCACGACTGGCGGCGGTAGCGGCACGTTTCTGAAGATCAGTGACACAGCCGCCGAGAAGGGCGGAGTGTATTTCGAGGCCCGAGTCAAGAAGGCGACGGTGGCGACGGTCGATACTGGCTTCTTCGTTGGATTGTCCGAGGAAGGGGCCCAGACCGCTGACGCGATGGTGGACACGACTGGCGTGCTCATCACCACGAAGGACTTCATCGGGTTCCATTGTTTTGGCGGAACGACCGGCAGCGGCTCCGTCGTGAGAGCCATGTACCAGAAGGCGAGTCAGACTTCGCAGTCCATTGTCGCCACGGCTAAGACGATGGTGGCTGACACTTGGGTCAAGTTTGGCTTCAAGTATCAGCCGTGGCTCGGTGCGGATCGTCAGATTACCTACGTGGTCGACGGAGTGGAATTGGGGACGTACGTGACAGCGACGAACATTGCCGCGGCGACGTTCCCGGACGGCGAGGAATTGGCGATGACGTTCCTGACGAAGAACTTCCTCACCACGACGGAAAGCAAGCTGCAAATGGATTGGTGGTGCGCCGCCCAGTTATTCCCTGGCGTGGTTCCGTAAGACCTTTCCTGAGTGCTTCGCCGTCTAGATCAACAGTCTAGGCGGCGGGGCTTTTGTATAACGACCTTTGACTCGAACGCCGAGAGAGCGGTGGCCGAAACGTTCGGCGGTCAAAGCCATCAGGCTCCGATGTAAAAAGGAAACTCCCCATGTCTTCCAAGAACATTCTTCGGTTACTCAACGCGGCCATCGCGGACGGCGGCGAACTTGATCTTGAGTTCGGCGACAACAACTTGTTGACGTTTGGCACCGGTACGGATGCCGCTGGCGATGCCACGATTGGCTGGGACGGGACGCAGTTGAATTTGCTGCCGATCGTCGATGACTCGATCTTCAAGATCGGCAACGGCACGCTGTCGTTTGACGTGTGGATGTACGGCAGCGCGGCAGCCAACTACGTCTCCTGGGATGCCTCTGCCAACGATTTGAAGTTTGAGGACAGTGTTTCGATCATGTTTGGTACTGGGGCGGGTGCCGGTCCGGGAACGGCTGGAGACGTTGAGGCACGGTGGGATGGCACGGACTTCGACATTCTTCCAGCCGTGGACGACTCGATCATGAAGATCGGCAACGGAACGTTGAGCTTCGACGTGTGGCTGTTTGGCAGCAGTGCCAATTCGTACATTTCGTGGGATGCGTCCACGAGCCTATTGAAACTGGAAGACAGTGTCGGTCTATATTTCGGCACTGGGGTTGGCGCCGGACCAGGCAACAACGGGGACGTTCGACTTCGCTGGAACGCGACGATCTTCGAGCTTAACGCGGTCGTGGACGACTCGATATTCAAGATCGGGGACGGAACGACCAACTTGGACGTGTGGATGTATGGGAACACCGTGACGTCGTACATGGAATGGGATGCGTCGGCCAGTCAGTTGGGATTGTTTGGCCCTGCTCGCCCGCGTGGGTTCAATTCGATCTCTCCCCGCTACGAACTGAAGTGGGTGGCAGGCGCTCGCGGCAAGCCGGGACTCAACGCTGATATCCTGAGTGCCACTGAGGCTACTAGAGAGATTGCCGACCCGGACTTCGAGTTGCTTGGTCTGAATGCGGTGTCGAGCACTTCCGCAATTGCGGTCGAGGGCGGAGTGACATTGACGACCACGACTGGAAGTGCCGATCAAGTCATCATTGTTCCGCATGTGGACGCTTCCCAAACCGCATGGTCGACAGTTACCTGGGGAACCGACCAGCAAACCGAGTGGGAGTGCTTCATTCGCACTCCGGCCACGATTACCACCATGACGGTGTGGGCGGGGCTGAAATTGACCAACACGTCAGTCACCGCGACTGACGATGATCAGGCGTTTTTCCGATTCCAGCCATCGGTCAACAGCGGAAAGTGGCAGGCCATTTATTCGATCGCTGATTCGGATACCGCTGGTGATTCCGGCGTGACAGTTGACGCATCCACGAATTACCACCTGAAGATTACGATCGATTCGGCCCGCATCGCTCGTTTCTACATCGACGGCGTTCTGGTTGCGACGAGTACCGCGTTGACCACGGCGATTGATCTGATTCCGTACATCGGTGTGCAGACTGACACGACGGCGGCTCGCTCATTGACAGCATACGGACAGAGCATCAGCCGAGTACCGGCGTAATTGGAGTAGTCATGCAACGACAGACGATTAGCCTGACGACTGACGCGAGCGGTGATCTGACTGTATATTCAGGCCCGGTGTCAGGACGGATCTTGGTCTTGGATTACACGAAGGGAACGCTTGACGCCGGGTTGGATTTTACGATCACAACCGAAACGACGCTTCAGACCGTTTGGACGGAGAGCAACATCACGGCGAGCAAGGTTTGTTGCCCGCGTCTTCCGATCCATTCGCCGCTTGGCGTTGCTGCTCTGTACGCCGCTGGCGGTCAGGCCGTTCTTGGCGAGTACGTGTGGGCAATGTACGAGCGGATTAAGATCGTGATCGCCCAGGGCGGGAATGTAGGTGTTGGGTCAATACTGATTATCACTGACGATTAACCGAGGAACCAACATGAATCGTTACGCAGGTCGTGAAATGTCGGACGAAACCGCGAACAAGTTGCGGAAGGTCATGATGCTGGCGGATGAACAGCCGTTGCCGGAAGATGTCGCGGACACTTTTTGGGACATGAAGGCGGCTTGCGATCGGTTGAACATCCACCCTTCTGACCAATTGCTGGTCATGGTCGCGATGGCGTCTGGTCGTCTTCCTGTCGCTCCACCGTCGACGTTCCTGGAACTGGTCAAGGGCGGCGTAGTGCGATACGGGACGGCGGTGACGGTCTTGTGGAGAAAGAAGCCGGCCACAGCCAAGTTTTTGAGGATGACGAACAACGGGTGCGTTTTGGTCGATTTGGCCGGCGAGGAACGTTCGGTCGACGCCAAGACGGTGAGTCTCTCGGTTAGTACCGAGGGCGAGCTGTTGCCTGCTTAGGAGCAACCATGTCCGCTATCCTACACGCCTACAACTACTTCTCTTGCCGGATCGACGGTAAGCTTCACGAATTTGGGAGTTTGACAGACCCAAATGCTGTCTCCATTACTGGGAACGTGAAGGAGTTCGTGAAGTCGGTTGCCGTGTCGACCACGCAGAAGCTGTACGACAGCAGTCTCGACTTGGCAACGTTTCAGTTGGCTTTGGTGGCGTGTGACTTCGACGTGTACCTTGAGCAAGTCGCGGATGATAATTCCACGCAGGGTGACGAGGCCTTTGCCCAGTTGCTGCGCGGATCTGGCGTGGCTGGCAAGTGGGGCATTCCGTTCATCATTCCAAAGCAGGCGGCGTATAGCAACTTTACCAAAAACTTTGGCGGCGGAACGGTGGATGTCATTGATATCATTAGGGTTAGGAATATTTCTTCGAGTCAAGCAGCGGTCGTTCTGCTTATGCTATTTCTATAAGCGAGGTCCGTAATGGCGGAATCATCGCTTTCCCTGACCTACAGTAATCTCGCGGATGAAGTCGCTCGTCATGCCGGCTGGAAGGCGTTCGCTTCGTGGACGGCTACCAACACCGCTGACTTCTCGAAGGTGCTCAAGAGCGCTTTTCGCAAGTTCTACTGGCCACCATCACACGATTGGTCTTTTCTTCGGGTCTACACAACGCTGTCCGTCTCGGCTTCCGACGCGGACATTGATCTGCCGGACAATTTCAGTGGCCGGATCATTGACGATTCGGTCACGTTCAACTCGAACGTTGGTAACAAGCGGCTAGTCCAGATCGACGAAGCGGTCCTGCGGGACCAGCAGGCGATGAATCCTTCGACTGGGATTCCGCAATATTTCGCCATCCGTGCCAAGGTCCATGCCCCGACGACGGGACAGCGGCACGAAATCCTGTTGCATCCGACGCCGCATGTCGCGTTCACTTTGCGGTATGCCTACGTCACCCTGCCGGACGTGATTGACGCGACGAACATCTACCCGGTTGGCGGGGCGTTGTACTCGGAAGTGATTCTTGAGGCTGTGCTGTCGGAAGTGGAACGGCTGTTGGACGACGACCCAACCCCGAACGGGCCGCACATGCAGGCTTTCACTAGCCTGCTGGCCGCGGCGATCGAAAAGGACAAAGCCAGCTTCCCGGCTCCGAACTTCGCCATTCCGGCGCCAATCCATGAGATCACGTACGGGTCATTTCGGTACTTCATGCGGGAAGTTGGAGACGTGCTCGAATACGGTCGAGACCAGAATCTTTGGAGCGAGGAGCAGTTTTCCAGGGCGAAGGCGATCCTTGATCGCGGGTTATTCCAGTGTTACTTTCCGCCGCCCCTGCCGGTCTCGGAGAATAAGACGGCAAAGGCACCTCACGAGTGGTCTTTTCTGTTTCCTGTGGCGTCGCTAACGCTTGTCGCGGACACGGAGACGTACGACCTGCCGAATGATTTCGCTGGCATCTTGCGGGACTTCGTGTACACGGACACGGACGCGACATGGCGGATACCGATCGTTAACCCGGAATCCCTGCGACAGGCGAAAGACAAGGGCAATCTGTCCGATCTGGACACGGACGTACTTGACACAACCACTGTCAGGACGAGTGTTTCCGGGACGGATGACCCGACAGGGCTGCCCACGGTGGCGTGCATCGAGCCAAAGGCGCACACGGGCGGGACGCGGCAGATTTATCAGGTGACGTTCTATCCGCCGCCCCACAAGGCCCTGACGCTGTCCTATCGGTATCAGATTCAGCCGGTGCCGATTAGTGACGATGTTCCTTGGCCACTGGGTACGACGGCCCACACGGAGACCATCCTGGCGAGTTGCTTGCTGTGCGCTCAGGAGCGGTATGGGAAAGGGAGCCCGAACGCTAGGACGATCTTTCTGGAGAAGCTGTCAGCTTCCGTTGGCCAGGATGAGCAGGTTGGCGGCTTGTCTGGCGGGATGTTCCCGATCCTGCACACGAACAAGGGTGACTTGCAGGTTGATTACTTCTACTTGCAGAGGCAGATTGGGAACTACCTTGATTTGGGCTGGAATCCCGATTCGTGGACGCACGAGCAGCAGCACGCAGTCGATGAGGTCATTGAATCTGGGTATCGGAGGTATCTGTACCCGGATACTGTCGAGCAGACTGGCCATCAGTGGTCGTTCTTGCAGCCGATCGGGAGCATTCAAACGAGTGCTGACCAGCGGTACTATCCGTTGCCGGTTGGTTTCGAGCGGTTCATTGGCGCGCTGACATTTGACGATGAGACCGTTAATTACTCGCCGATCGAGATAACGAGCGAGAATCGTCTTCGGCAGTTGCAGACGCAAGCCGAACAGACAGCCTATCCCAGCCTGGCGGCAACGCGAGTCCAGGCTAGTGACGGGAAGGTGTCCCAGCGACAAGAGTTGATTTTGCATCCCACGCCCGATGGCACGTACACGCTTTCGTTTCAGTATGCGGCCTCAGCAAAGAAGCTCAGCCGGGATAATTCGGTGCCGCTTGGCGGGCCAGCACACGCGGAGGGGATCTTGGCGAGTTGTTTCGCCGTTGCTGAGGAAGCCAAGGGCGTGAAGAATGGCCCGAGGTTCGAGACGTACAAGAGGCGTCTGTTGACCATGTTGCGAATCGACGCTTACCGCAGCCCGCAAAACTTCGGGTACAATGGTGATCCGTCGACGACGGTTGGCGGTCGGTTCATTGGCCGAGAGCCGATTGGCCGGTACGTGACGTACTTAGGCGATCTGTACGAGGATTAAGCCGTGGCTGATCAAAAAGTATCCGCAATGACCGCACTGGCCGCTTTGGCGTCCGGTGACGTGTTCTATTGCATCGACGACCCGCTTGGCACGCCGCTGTCCAGGCGATGCACCATCGACGTGATTATCACGTACCTGTACGCCACGCTGTCAATGAGCAGCATCACGGTTGGGACACTGCCTGTAGCTCGCGGTGGAACTGGTTCCACGACGGTGGCTGGCACACGGACAACGCTTGGTCTTGGTATTGCCGATTCGGTGGCATTCACGACACTGTCGCTCGACGACGAGTTGGACATGCTCATCGTGACCGATAATGGTCCAGCTTCTGAGGACGTCGCTGGCACGATCTTTGGCGGCATGGCGATGCGAACAACGGCGGAAACCGTTTTTACTCGTGGTTGGTTATTTCGATCGCCTGGAGGATACAGGTTTGCCGACGTTCCGGCCAACGTCGAAACTCAGCGGTTTGTTATTGCGATGGACGGCAAGGCGAATTTTGGGATGGCCAATCACGCCACTAAGACACCGCTATCACAGCTTGAAGTGACTGGCAATCTGCTGGTGGGTTTGGAAGCATCAACAGGCGTTCTGGTGGCCCCGACAAACGGCATCTATTGCGACGGAGATATCGTTTCAGGAGTGGACCCGGCATCGGCCTTGGCGGACTATCATTTCAAGGGTGGGGCGGATTCCAGGGTAATGATCGAGGGGACAGGAGCCACTTCTGCTGGCTTTCAGATCCGCACGAATGCGGTAACGCGATGGGATATACACACAGCATCAGGGTCGGTTGACTTGAGGTTTAATAATGGCACGGATGTCGTCACGTTCAATGCCGTTGGCAGCCTAGCCCTTGGAGGGACATCGTTTCCGAGCGGCGGTGGGACGCCGGTCCTTGTGCTTTCTCAGTCTTCAGGCAATCCGACCGGCATGCCGTCCAATACGGCTGGATTGGTCGCCAAGGACGCCGCTGGAACGTGCGAGCTGTATGCTTGGGACGAAGCGGGGAATGTCTCGATCATTAGCCCGCACGCATCGCTCAGTGAGGCGGAAGAGGCTGGAATCACATTCAACAAGTACGACTTGGCTCCGAGCGTGTATCATTCCCAGAACATTTACACTGGCATCCACGTTTATCGGTACACAGATCACAACGGTCACACGCAGGTCAAGCAGGTCCAGCGTGCGCCGGAGATGAGCTGGGACGAGAACCAAGCTCGCCAGCGAGCCGCCAATGACGCCGAGATGGCACAGTGGCTTGACGATGTTGATCGATTCCGGCAAGAAGTCCGAGAGTGGCAAGCCGCTCCGTTCTGGAAGCGAGAAGTACGACGGCCAGTGTTTAACATTCCTCGACCGAAGGAATTCGTTCCGAAACCCCGACCGAGATTGAGGTGAAATTGTGGCGTGGGAACTACCGCAGGTTATCAAGGGTGTTTTGTATGGCCTGCCCGTCGAGGTGACGAGCAAAACGTACGTTCGCGTGTCCAGGGTGGAGTTTCCTGAACCGGGATCGATGGCTGTCGTCTGGTCGGTCTACCCCAACAAAGCCACTTGGGAGGCTGTCTCGCGGCCTGGAATGGAATCTGGGTCATTCCGGGTCGTGTTTAAGAAGGACGCACAGCCGATCGGTGAGCCGCTAATGGACCCGGTTAATGGCAAGGTCTTGGAACCGGCTCGGCCAGCGGTCCCGTCGCTCGAAGAGTTGTTCTTGCTGATTCCGGCACTGAAGCCAGCGATCGAGGCGATGAAGAAGGCGTTGTACGAGACATCCACTGCCGTTGTTTTGGAGCTTGGTGATGCCAAGGCGGTTTAATGGCTCGCCAGATCGTATACCAGCATATACCGTTCCCGAAAAAGGGCCTTGACGAAGGGAATGCCTACTACGACCAGCCGAAGGGAACGTGCCGTGAAGTCCAGAACATGCGGCCTTACGATCCGGTCAGTGGTCGTTTGCGTGGCGGGCAGCGAGGGGGCCTGACAAAGTTCACAGTCTCTAGTGCTGGGGCTGTCTGTCAGGATCTGAATCAGGTCACGTCCATTTCTACTGCAGCCGCATCGACATCGTCGTTGGCCATTCGCACTGTGTTGGGGTGCTTGGTGGTTGACGGCGACATACAAAGTTTCACGTCGGCGGCCAGGACGGCTGCGACCGGAGGAACAAATGTTCTCGATCCGAATGCCCCTGTCATTTTTTCCGCTGAGTCACAGGGAATTCTCTACTTCGCGGATGGGGTGAATTACACGAAGTGGACGGCATCCACGAATACGGCTTCAGCCTGGACGGCGAGCAGCGGGACGCTCCCGGCAAGCGGAGCGGAGAAGCCGCGGTTGATCGAATTATGGCGAGGCAGGATCGTCTTGGCTGGGATTAAAACTGACCCACACAATTGGTTCATGGCGGAGAAGGACGATCCGACCAACTTCAATTATGCGCCGGATCCGACAACGGAACTTCAAGCGGTTGCCGGCAGCAACTCGCCGGCGGGTCTTATTGCCGAGCCAATCATGGGGATCATTCCGTATAGCGAGGATCTGTTGATCTTTGGTTCGGATCATTCCATGTGGGCATTGAACGGCGATCCGATGGCCGGTGGCCGAATTGTGCAGATCAGTGGAATTACCGGCTTGGCTTGGGGACGGGCGTGGTGCAAGGCACCTGGCGGGGTTGTGTACTTCTTCGGGTCGCGCGGCGGCGTGTACCGGATGACCTCCGGTTCCGGCTTAGAACGCATCACGGCTAGGCGGTTGGATGAACGATTGGCGAACATCGACTTGAACAATTACATCGTGAGAATGGCTTGGAACGATCGGGAGATTGGTGTCCACGTCTTTATCACGCCGTTGGCGCTTCAGATCGCCGAGCATTACTTCTACGACGTGCGGACGGATTCATGGTGGAAGGATAAGTTCAACAACGTGCAGCATTCTCCGGTAGCTGTTCACGTTTTCGACGGTGACATGATCGACGATCGGAGGATCTTGATCGGCGGCAAGGACGGCTGGATCAGGTATTGGACGACGGACGGTCTTACAGACGACGGGACTGCTATTGAAAGCAACGTCTTGCTGGGTCCGATCATGGCTCGCGATGAGAGCGGCGTGCAATTACCGTTCATTCTTTCCGAGTTGCAGATCACGTTGGCCGAAAACAGCGACACGATCAGCTACGAGGTCCATGCCGGAGATTCCGCCGAGGAGGTATTCTCTTCGGCCAATCAATCTTCAGGATTTGTATTGACGGAAACTGACGGCAAAATCGTCCTGGAGGATGGCACGGGGTTTGTGACGTTGGAAGGAGAGCTTGTGGACGCTGACGGCACTTGGTCGCCGATCACGAGCGATGCCGTGCAGCCGAGGTTGCGGGGTTACGCCGCTTACGTGCGGCTGAAGCACACTGCAGACAACTCGCGTTGGGCGATGGAGGAATTACAGGCCAAGTTGGCCGTCATAACGACATCCAAGAGAAGGATCTTCTGATGTCGGAACCCAGTAGTTGGCCATTCTCGAATTACAACGTGTTTGGCATCGTGAACGGTATCTCCGATGCCCGGGTCAGGGAAGTCTTGAACCGTACGTTCGCTGGCCGGGCTGTCAAATTGGCCAGCACGCTTTACGTGTACGGCGGGAACGCCAACAGCGCGGCATACACATGGCTCTTGGCCGAGACGGGTACTCTGAACACGCAGACGGCCCTGATTATCAACACGGTCACTGAGACGGGCTTTGGGTTGATTGTTGGTGGTACGGGAGTGATCGAGGTAGGAGCCAGTGCCACTACCACCGATTTTGAGGCGATCATGGAATGTGTGTCGACGACGTTGGCACACGTTTCGTGCTACCGGGACAACACGAAGACGTTGATTGGGTCCAGGATTGACACGGCGGGTGCTTTCACGAGCTACGTGAATCCGTCTGGCGTTGCCACTCCAGCGGCGGACAGGGTGGCTGTTGGCGGGTACGAGCAGACTGGCGTCGATACGCTGGTAGCCGTGTTTGACGACGGCACGACGCGTACGCTGGCGAGGAAGGATGTGACGATCAGTGGCCCGTGGACGACAGGGTCAGTGCTGTTTGCTGGAACGTTAGGGTTTGCAACAGAGGATGCGAGCAACTTCTTCTGGGATGACACGTTGAATGAGTTGGTTGTCGGTGGTGTATCTGGACTAGCCAAAGGCACTTTTTATCCAACCGCCGCTGAAAAAGGAATCGTAGTCAAAGGAGCCACCAGCCAATCCGCCAACCTCTTTGAGTCGCAGATTAGCACAGGCGCAATCAGAGCTAGGATTAACAACGTCGGGTCGTTCAGTTCAGATCAGGGCTTAACACGGTGCGAGTTTTTTGGGCAAGATGCCGGAATTGGGGCAAGCAATATAGGAGTCGACAACACAGGATTAGGGTATGGAACTCTCACCGCTAACACATCGGGCAATCAGAATGTGGCAGTTGGTGCGTTCGCTCTCATCGCTAACACATCGGGCAATCAGAATGTGGCAGTTGGTGTGTTCGCTCTCACCGCTAACACATCTGGCAGTAAGAATATGGCAGTTGGTTCCGAGGCTCTCATAGCCAACACCATTGGCAATTCAAACATGGCTTTGGGAACGGAGACTCTCCGCGCCAACACCACTGGCAGTGACAACGCAGCTGCGGGGACTAACGCTCTCCGCGCCAATACCACAGGAAGCCAAAACATCGCTATTGGGTCGGAAGCTCTTACCGTCAAAACTACTGGCGATAATAACATAGCAGTGGGGTATCGGTCTCTCTACACCAACATCACTGGCGCTAACAACCTAGCCGTGGGGCATCAAGCTCTCTTTGGAAACAAGGCTAATGATAACCTGGCCGTGGGGTACCAAGCTCTCTTATCAAACAACACGGGCAGTAGCAACCTGGCCGTGGGGTATAGGGCTGGCTACGGCGATGGGACAGTCGATCAGCAAACTTCTGTCGATACGTATGCCACATTTATTGGCTACAAAGCTTCACGCGACGCATCAATCCCTAATACAACAGTCCTAACGAACATCACCGCAATCGGGAAGAACGCCAAAGTTGGACAGGACAATTCGATTGTTCTTGGTGGCACGGGAGCGGACGCGGTAAAGGTAGGCATCGGAGATGTCTCACCCGATGCGCAACTAGACATTCAAATTGCCGCTGCGACAAACATTGGATTCATCGTCCAAGCCGCCGCCTCCCAAACCGCTAACATCCTGGAACTTCAAGAATCAGATGGCTCTATCTTTGTAGCCTCTGGTGACGGTTTAGGTGGCTCTGAGTTCGTAATCAACGAACAAGGAGAGGATATTGATTTTCGCATTGAAGGAGTGGGAGCCGCAAACGCCTTCTTCGTGCAAGGAAGCGACGGCAACGTTGGCTTCGGGATGACTTTACCCAATCAGAAACTCACCATCGAAGGCACCCTATCCCTTAAGGAACAAGCCGCAGCCAACGCTGACACCGCTGCCTATGGGCAGATTTGGGTCAAGACAGCCACGCCTAATCAACTCTGGTTTACGGATGACGCTGGAACTGATGTACAGCTCGGAGTCTCCAGTATTACCGGAACGGACACGCATGTCCTATTCTTCGACGGAGCTAATAATCCTGCAGGCGAAGCGGGAATGACCTACAACAAGACAACCGACAAGCTCACCCTCGCGGGAAGGCTTGGCTTGACCGCCGCAGCAGGCTCAACAACAGACGGGGATACGTGGAATGATTCCACGCAGAAGGGAATACAGGTCTACGAAGCGGGAATCGAGCAGACGCTTCTGGGGGTCATTTTTTCAGCCACCGCTGATGCCACCGCTGATGCCGCTACGGAAGAAACGCTCATCGGCACAGGGGTAGGGACAACCACGCTTCCCGCCAATTTCTTCGCCGTGGGCAAGACTGTTCGCATCAAAGCTTACGGGCATCTCACTTCTTCCATAATGAACGGTCCATTTGAAGTAAAGCTCAAGTTGGGAGCGACGGAGATAGCGACGATTGGTTCCATGACACCACCCTCTGCGGCATCTTCGGCGGGCTGGGAACTGGAGGCCGTTATCACTTGCCGGACGACAGGGGCGACAGGAACCGTGTTTGTTCAAGGCCGGATGCTCGTCCATGACAATGGCGGGTCGTCATTCCTGCCGTTTTGCTTTTGGCTGACCAATGCGGCTACTGACACCATAGACACGACAGCTTCGCTTGCTTTAGGGCTCGGCTCGACTTCCACCGATGACGGAATGGGGGCATTTACTTCGCTGACGTGCACCAATTTAATGTTGGAGGTTCTTAACTGACATCCAGAGGGGGGAATTGAACGATGGCGATAGAGTTGTCATTTACGGATTCATTCGGCGAACAGTACGCTAAAGCCTACTGGAAGCCAGTTCAGATCAACATTTCAGAAGCCGACCAACGTGGGATGGTGGTGTTTTACGGTTATCCCGATGCGGCAAGGAAAGGGAAGCGACTGATCGGGCAAAGGAAATACAACTTGGATGCCGAGACGATCAGTCGGTTTTTGAAAGTCACTCCGGTTGACGCGACAACGGTGCGAAACGCGATGCTGAGCATGGCGTACGTCCTGGCCAAGCAGACAAAGGACGTGGACACCGGAACCGTTGATGTGGATAATAATCCGATCATGGCTTCGTTTTTCGACAAAGGTCTGGACGTTTAAGGGGGTGCCGCGATGTCGCTATTTGGTAACGTTTTGAGTAAGTATCTTCTGAAGCCAACTTCCAAGGTGGCCGACAAAGCGCTTGACATTGCGATGCCGTCGATTCAGCGTGATAAGGAAATCAGGGCCCTAGTTCCGCAGATGCAGTCCGCCGCCGAGGAGTCAAAAAAGGCCAACGAGGAGCGATACAACCAGCTTTTGACCGGCTACGCCCAGCGGACCAGCGATGTCGACCAAATGAATCGAGACGTGGCTGCCGGCTACGGAGCCCGGGAGGCCGACGTTGGCCAAATGTATCGTGACGTGGCGGGCGGGTACGGAGCCCGCGAATCGGATCTGACAAGATTGCTCGACAACTTGGGTGCCCAATCGAGAGCTGACATCGGCAATCAATACTCCGCCCAGCGAGCGGCTGCCGAGCAGGACCTTGCTTCCAGGGGATTAGGAAACACCACGGTCAGGTCGAGCGTCTTGTCCGGCCTTGGTGAAAGGGAGTCGGCGGAGAAGCGGCGTTTTGATGAAGCGATGCGGCAGCAGCAGTTTGGCTATCGCCGGGATTTGAGCGGTGACACGCTTGCCGCTCAGGCGGCGGCGGCGCAGGGATATGGCAATCTTTCCGCTGACAGGCTCAATGCCCAAGCGAATCGAGCTTCATCATACGCGGGACTGACGCAAGATCCGTTCCGGGTCATTGAGAATCGGACGGACATTGGCCCAGGCTTGAACGACATTGCCACGCTAACTCAATCTCTTGGCCAGGATGGATTGATGAAATTGATCGCCCAGATCGCTGCCGGGTACGCGACTGGTCGCGGAATCGCGGGGTAACGCAACAATGCCAATCACTGTTCAACATGGGACGTCCTTGCTCGGCGGTTACGGGCGAGCGATGGGTCGGAATGCGCGAGTCAAGAGCCAGACGGAAGCATTGGATGAGTTTGGCAGGATCCTGTCGCAAGGGATGCAGAGGGGTCAGGAACTTGAGCGGCAGAAGGAATTCGCCGGATTTCAGGACAAGCTTTTTGGAGAACGCGAGTTAGCGAGGGACGAAAGGCAATCCGGGTACGCCGCTGAGGAAAACAGGATGCGTTACCTCCGCAATCAGGACGCCATGTTTAACAAACAGTTGGATCAAATCCATCAAATGTCATCCAGGTTCGATCAGCCTGGACAAGAGGAGTATTCGGGAACCATCGGAAACCTAAGTGCATTGGACAAGGAATACGCACGAGGAAAGATCCCGGAGTCGGAGTATCTCCAGGCGAGGATGGAAGTCGCTAGGCCACTCATTAATAAAAACTGGGGCAAGCATCTCAAGAACCAGCCAGGAGACTTTGTAACCGAAGGGCTTGATCGGTATCAGGTCCAGCCTGACCTCACACTGAAGCGAGTGGGATTGGACCCGAACGCCACTCCGGAAGCTCTTCAGGCGTATGTAGGGTCGCGATCTGGCACAACTCCTGAAGGCATTCCGTACTTCGTCAAGCCGGATGGCGAGATCAAGTTTGGGAAGGCCGAGTCAACCCAGACGCCAGGTCCCAAGGACCGCTTGCAATACCGCGAAGCCGCCAGGGATCTATTGCGGGAGCAGGGCGATTACAACGAAACGCAAGTGGAAGAGTTGGCTCGAAAATGGATGGCCGTTGACTTTGGCTTGCCAATGCCGCAATTGCCACCGTCGATTTCGCAATCAGGCGGTGCCCAACGCAGCAAAGGTGAGGCGTTCTCCAATTGGATCCGCGCCGCCCAGGAGCTGGCCATATCGCAGGGAAACATGCCTGCGGCGCTACGGATCGCACAGCTGGATCAAGATCCAGATAGTGTCATGGAGGCCCAGAAGCTTCCCGCCGATGTCCAGCAGCTCTTGATTGATGCACACAAGGCTCAGAAATCCGCTCCCCAGTCGCAAGGTCAACAGCGGAGTTTCATGCAGCAGCCGCAAGGCCAAGACGTCCAATCCGCTAGACAGGCTGCTTACTCCAACGCACAGAAAAGCGGATTCAGCCGAGAGGATGTGGACCGGGCGGTGAACACGCTGGCGAGGATGAAGCAGTACAAAGGTTTTGATCCCGCTAAGATAACGGATCCACGAATCAAAGCAGCCTGGGACAGAATACAAAAGATTGCTGACGCCGCCCTTGGACGAGGGTCGCAATAAAGAGAACATCATGCCTAACGCCTGGGAACTCCTAGACCTATTCCAGGGGGGCCAGGCTTCTGGCCTTCCTCAAAGCAATGTCGTCACTCCGAGCCCGCAAGGCGGCTCTCCTTGGGAACTCCTAGACCTATTCCAAGGGGGACAGGCCCCTCCCAGCGAGCCCGAGCAACCGGACCTTGGTCCCATCGAGGGCGTCCGCCGCGGTCTAGTTCGAGGCGGACAGGGTATTGTCGGTGGCATAGGCGGATTGATCGAGGGGTATCAAGACACAGCGAATGCGTTTGATATTTGGCTGGCAAATAAGCTTGGCGTTCAGGCGGATCCGGCGGTTCAAGCTGTCATCAACGACCGCAGGCAGCTTGCCGAAGATAGTCGCGAGTTTCAACGCGGAATACGAAGGCGAGCCGAAGATCCAACCGATCTTGGAAAATCGACTTCAGCGGGTGGTTTCAATCCCGCCTCTTGGCGATGGTGGACGGAGAATGTCTCCGAAGCCGTTCCTCAGTTGCTGGGTCAAACAGCGGTAGCGGCTGCTACTGGCGGTGGCAGCCTTCCCGCGCAAATAGGGACGTTCGCCGCCACGGGTGGTGCTTTGGAAGCCGGAGGGACTTACAGTGCGGCCAGGGAACGCATGGAGGGAAAAGGCATTCCCCAAGATGAAGCCATGCGGAGGGCACTAGCGGAAGCTGGGACGTCCGGGGCGATCAACGCCGCCATTGAAGTTGGCCCCGGTTGGGCTGTTGGAAAACTGCTTGGCAAGAGCGCTCTGTCCCCAGCAAAGCGTCTAGCGGGCCGTGAGATCGCCAAACGCTGGTTGGCCGTCACAGCCGGAGAGGGCGGCGAAGAGGCCACACAGCAAGTCGTGAGCGACACGGCGCAGTGGCTGGCCGAGAATGACCCGGAAGCGAAGCCAACTTTTGACAAGTGGCGGGAGTATGCTGGTGCCGGTTTGATTGGAGCGGCTGCCGGTGCTGGCTTGGGTGGCGTTTCGACGGTTGGCGACATTGCCGAGGCATTTACTTCGCCGGCACAGCCCTTAAAGGTGCCAATTCCAGATGCTGGTGGAACGCCTCCGGCTGGAGCCGCACCGACACCGCCACAACCTGGAGTTCAGCCAGGGGAACCACCCGCGGGAGCCGCACGCACACCGGAACAGATCCAGCGAGCCTTGGCCGAGGACTTCTACGGATCGCCGGAAATCACGGCTACTGCTTGGGCGGACAAGAACCCCGAATTGGCTGCGAAGCTTGTTGCTGGTCGTCGATACTCTTCACGAGTCTTTGAGGAGGTCGGATTGCCGAAGATGTCCGCCAGGGAGGGTGATACCGAGAAACGCAGGCAGTGGTTACGAGCCGTTGAAACCCATCTATCGAAAGGAGCGACAGTTGAAACAGAAGCCGAAGAGACGCCTCCGAAAAAGGAAGTTCCTTCTCCTGACATCACTGGGGTTGCTGCCAAACCCGGTGCTGTGGTGCCCTCCGCTCCAGCCGCGGAAGCTGGCTTGGCCATACCCCAGGTCGATCAGCAAGCCGAGCCGGTGGCCGTAGAGCCGCCAAAGCTGAAAGGTATCAAAAAGAAGCCAGCCGAAGCGGCATCGCCAAAGAAGAAGGGAATCAGGAAGCTAGAAAGCCAAACGATAGGAAAGAATGCGGCAGGGCAAGATGTCTTTGAGGACGCCAATGGCATTCGTTCGACGATCGAGAACGGTATTCGTTCGACCGAACCTGTCCAGATCATCCCAACGCAGCAGGGAGTTCAATACGCTCCTCGATCTCCGCGTGATACCCAGTTTGAAGTGGCTGCCACCGTGTCGCAGGCTCCGCCTCTTGGACCGCTTGTCATTAAGCCGATCTTTGGCGGACCAGAAACCAAACTCGAAACCAAGAAGCCAAGCATTGAAGTCATTGAGTCGCCAGGCGCGGCAGCGGATAGATTCCCTGAAGGAACTCCGGTCGAATACGACTGGCGCGGAAAGCGTGTTCAAGGAGTCAGTAAAGGGCGCCGCGGCGACTTCCTTGTCGTGTCAACTGATAAAGCTCATATCAATCACGAGATTGATGCTTCTCGTGGAAACGTGCTTGCTGTTGAGGAACCAGTCGATGTACCTCCGCCGACCAAAGAGCAACCGCAACTTCCACCATCTGGGGTGGAGACGCCTCCGGGTGTTGGTCCGAGTGATAGTGGCGATGTCGTACCTCCAGTTCAAAAGCCTGGAGTAGAGCAACGAGATTACGGTACGGTTGAAAAACCAAGTCGAGTAGCGCTTGGGGATCACTTTGGCGAACGGCTGACAAGTGGGGCGAAGTACGGAACGATTCTGGAAGCCAGATCGGAAGCTGGGGAAAAGCTTGGCGGCAAGGTAACGCCTGGAACGCCAACTGCCAAAGAGGTCGACGAGGCTGTCGAGCTTGGTGTCGTCAAGGCCGCAAAGGCTGTGGTAGCCGAAGGTGATGACGAATCAGATACGTACGATCGGATGGTCGACCTGTACGAGCGGCAGCCGAATCTTTCCACTCGCACTTCGACGAGTATTTCCCAGCAAGCGTACAGCACGCCAGCTCCGTTGGCTTATCTCGCTTCACGCTTGGCGAATGTCACTTCGGACAAATCGGTTTACGATGCGACTGCCGGCAACGGAATGCTGCTGGTGGCAGCCGATCCGAGCAAAGCGGTGGCCAATGAATTGAACGCCTCTCGCGCCGAGTCCCTGAAGTCGCAGGGGATTGCCACAACGACCAACGACGCGACAGATTATCGGCCATCGCAAGAGATTGATTCGATCATCCTCAATCCGCCGTTCGGAACCGTTAGAGACGAGAGCAATCAGACCAAGACATGGACGATTGAAGGGGTCCAAACCAGAGAAGTGGATCACGCCATCGTCATGAATTCCCTGTCGGCGATGGCGGACGACGGATCGGCTGTCTTGATCTTGGGAGCCAAGGGTAGTCGGACATCGGAGCCGATTGAACACGCGAAAGCGTACAGTGCGTCTGGCGTGAAGCCTTTCTACGATTGGCTGTACGACAACTATGGCGTAACGGACCACTTCACCGTATCCGGTGATCTGTATTCTCGGCAGGGCGCGTCATTCCCAGTGGATGTGATCGTTATCAAGGGGCGCAGTGCGGCGTCCAGGGTCAAGCCTTGGAATATGAAGCAAGGCGGGATTCCTATCCAGTACAATTCATGGCAGGAGTTGAAAGATGCGAAGCTTCCGCAAAAACGACCAGCAACTAGCGTGGAGCCCGGGACCGTCGAGCCTGGCGGTGCCGCTGCACCCACAGGACAAGACGTTGACGTGGGAACAGTACCTAGACCGCCTGCGGGAGAGGGTGGAGTCGATGTTGAAGGACGACCAGGACGGGCAGCAGGCATTCAGCCTGCTGTGGGAGGAACGGTGGGGCCGGTATCCGGACGACCTGCCGCGGCACCTGGTGAGCGCGGAGTTCGAGGCGCTGCTGAACAGCCACGGGGTGCGCAGGAAAATGTTCCCGATCCGGGTGTCAAGCCAGAGGGAGGCGGTCGAGTCGATACAGGAACTGGCGAACGTGGAGGATTGGGGGACGCAGCTCCTGCCCTCGAGGGAGTGAAGAAAAAGCTTTCCGATCTGAGTGACGAGGAGTTGGAAGCCGCGATAACCGAAGGCATTTCTGAAACACCCGCCGAAGCCGAACAAACAAAGAAGGGGATCAAAAAGAAGCCAGCCGAGGAAGCGGCAGAGCCGAAGAAGAAGGGGATCAAATCCAAAGAGTCCATTCTTTCCGAGGAGACAAAAGCCGCTAGTAAGGATCTGGACGACGCGGCGAAGGCGTTCGCCGACAAGTACAAGGGCAAGCTATTCACTAACCCGCTCGCCGACCCAGAACTCATTAGGGACGTTGCCAAGTTGACTAGAATGGCATTGCGGGCCGGTTATCTGACGTTTCGCGATTACACGCGGTACATGGCGGACGCCATTGGAGCGGACCTTACCCGTCGCATTGGACCGGCGATGCAGCGGTCGTGGGATAGCCTGCGTGCAAAGCTTGACACGGAAATGGATGTGTCATCGAGCGTGGACCAGATTCTTCAGGAGGAGGATTCTGGAGAAACTGAATTCCAGACGACGTACACTCCGCGATCTGGAAGCGGGAAGATCGGCACTCTCGTACCAGCCAATCTTGCTACTGCGATTCGCAAATCGCTCGATTCACTGGAAAGTGAATACGGAGACCTCGACGCCTTTGTTGGCAAAGAGTTGGGGATGACTCCGACGCAGCTCAACAATGCGTTCGCGGCCGAGCAGGTTGACGCCTTAGCATTGGCGATTGGCAATCACAAGCGAGGAGCGGCGTTTGTGCTTGGCTGCCAAACCGGTGTTGGCAAGGGTAGGGTCGTCGCTGGGATGATTCGGTACGCCAAGATCAATGGAATGGTGCCCTTGTTCATCACGGAGAAGCCGGACTTGTTTGGGGACATGGTCCGCGACCTGACTGACATTGGCATGAACGAGCCGCCGTTTGAGATCCTGGTGACGGGAGACTACACAGGCAAAAACGTTGTGCAACTCCCCGATGGACGGCAGATCAAATCAAGCTCGGACGTGAATCGTGAGAGAGTCTTGGATGCCGTCAGCAACTGGGAGGCAACTGGAGAGTTGAAGTCCGGTGATACGGTCTATGACGCCATCTTCACGCAGTATTCGCAGATTCAGCCAATATCCAAAAAAGGCGTGAGCCTCGAACCGTGGCGTTACGATGTCATTCTCCGGATCGCCCCACGAACGTTCGTTATTTTCGACGAGAGTCACAACGCCGGTGGGTCTGGATCGAAGCGAAAAACGAAAAAGGAACGCGAGGGTCCGCCGAACAGAGCGAAGTTCCTGCGGTCGGTCATGTCCCAGTTTCAGGGAGTTCTGTACTCTTCGGCGACGTTCGCCAAGCGGCCTGATGTGATGGACTTGTATTCGCGGACGGACATGGCGAAAGCGGTAAAGAATCTTGAACACTTGCCAGTCGCGATCGAGGAAGGTGGCGTGCCACTTCAGCAAGTCGTGTCGGAAATGCTGGCTGAATCAGGCCAGTACGTTCGTCGCGAGAAGTCTTTCCAGGGGATAAAGTTTGAGCCTGCGGAGGTGAATGTTGATTTGAAAACAGCCGACAATGTGTCGGAAGTATTTCGGTCAATCAACCAATTCGATGTTGCTAAAAAGGATGCTGTCACTGCTATTGACGAAGAAGTAGTATCGTCAGGAAAGAGATTGGCTGGTGAGAGTGCGACTGGCGACAAAGGCGTGACGAGCACAAACTTTTCGTCCATCTTGTGGAACCTTACTGACCAGATGTTGCTTTCGCTAAAAGCCGATCAGACGGCGCAAGCGGCAATCAACGCCATAAAGGCTGGTCAATCTCCGGTCATCGTAGTCGACAACACGATGGAGTCCGCACTTAATCGGTACGTGGATGCTGGTGGACTGAAGTTTGGCGATCCGATTGATTTCAACTATCGCGACCTATTACTTCATTACCTGGAGCGCAGTCGGGAAGTCACAATCAAGCACGGGGCTGGCATCCCACCGGAAAGGCACTATCTGACTGACGAGGAACTTGGTCCTGAAGCTGTCGCGAAGTACGAAGCCTCCAAGAAGCTTATTGGCGAGATCCAGATCAACGCCCCGGTATCTCCGATTGACTGGATCAGGAAGAAGATCAAAGAAGCCGGATACTCCGTGGCGGAAGTCACTGGCCGTGAAACATTGATTGATTACCGCGACGACGGCAGCATGTTTCTGACGCAGCGGGCTGCCACGGAATCAGGATCGAGAGGCAAGACACGGTCAATAAAGGCGTTCAATGACGGCAGTGTCGACGTGTTGATCTTGAACCGATCCGGCTCGACTGGGTTGAGCATCCACGCCAGCCAAAAAGTGAAAAACAAAAAAACTCGACACATGATTATCTCGCAGCCAGCAAAGAACATTGACGAGTTCATGCAAATGCTGGGGCGAGTTAATCGGACTGGGCAAGTGGTATTGCCGCAGTACACGCTATTGCTGTCGGACGCTCCGGCTGAGAATCGACCGGCAGCCGTGCTGGTGAAAAAGCTGGCCAGCCTAAACGCCACGGTCACAGGCAAGGCGACAGGGTCGGTCGGGTTTGATACTCCCGACATCATCAATGAGGTTGGCGATTATGCCGTCGCGCGGTTCATGGAAGACTACCCACAAATGTACGAGGACATCGGGGAGCCGATGGGTGCGTTGGATGGCGATGGATTATTGAAAGATACGGATGACATTGCCAGGAAGGTTACCGGGCGCGTGATTCTTCTGCCGATCGAGCAGCAACGACAGTTCTGGGATGGCGTGATTGACATCTTCAACTCGCACTTGGCTGAACTGGACAACCTTGGAGAAAATCCACTGGTTGCAAAAACGCTTGATTTGCAAGCGAAGACTCAGAATCGCATGAAGATTTTCGACGGTCAGGAAGAGTCCACTAATCCTTTCGAGCAGCCCGCCTACCTGGAGACAGTTGACGCCAAGCGTATTGGGAAGCCCATGTCGTCCAAGGAAGTGACCGATGCGATCCTAGCGGAGACTGGAGCCAGTGACATCGGCGATGTAAAGTCTAGAGCCATGCAAATAGCAAGCGAGTCCGCAGATAAAGTTGAAAGCGATGCCAACTCTTACTTCGATAGTGATATCAGGCCAAAGCTATCCGAAAACAAGCTGGGCCAAAAGATGACTCAGTTTCTCCGCAGTGTGAAGGCAGTGGCGGAGCATGTGAGAACCTATCCGCCTGGAACTCCTGTATCAATTAATCTGAAAGACCCGGACGCGGAAGAGGGGGATGTGTCGTTGGAACGGTTCAACGGAATCGTGATGGGAGTTTACAAAACAGGGAAGGCAAAAAACCCTGTGGCAATGTCGTCATGGGTTATTGACATCGCAGTCTCTGATGCCGTGCGCAGGATTCGAGTTCCAATTTCTCAAGTTGGAAGCCGAGCAGAAATCATGCTGTCATGGGGCACTCCACTCGAAAATCGACTAGCGGAATTTGACAAGGCCCAATCGACGTCTCGTGAAGTGCGACACATTGCGACCGGCAATCTTCTGGCTGCTCAAGAACAGTTACGCGGCAAGCGTGGTCGAATCGTATTTTTCACGGATGACTCCGGCGAAAGCCGCCGTGGAACGCTGATGCCAAGACGGTTTGATGTGCGGGAGTGGCAAGCGGATCGTCCGATTGAATTCCAAAGTGTCGACCAAGTGCTGTCGTTCCTCACCAAGAATGGCACCGCATTCTCAGCGGACGGAAATTTCTATGTAGTGAGGAATCCAGCAGGAAGCGGGGTGGTGTTCTCCGCCAAGAAGGCCAAGTCGCAGGGCGGCAAGTACACTCTCAATCGCGACATTCTGAATGCCGCTAGTCCGCATGAGTTTGTATCAAAGGGCGCTGCATGGATGGAGATGCCCATCACCAACAAACAGCAGACAATCGCCGTTCTAAAGGCCGTGATGGAGATTACTACGCTTCAAGCGAACACGCAAAAGGACTTGGCTGCCGAAGTAATCAAACCCAAAGAGGAACCGCCAGGCACCGTCCCAGGGGCACAAGCGGAATCTCTCCGTCCGACAGGTAAGGCTAGGACAGGTCAGCGGCGACTGACGCGCAAGGACGTAATAGCCGCATTCCCGCAGCGGACCGTCACAAATCTTCCAGGCGGTACGGGATGGCGTGTGGAAGTTGGCAGCCATCATTTTGACATTCAGGTTGTCGACGAAGTGCCAATCGATTGGGATGCCCTGGAAGCCAAGATGGGTCTAAAAATCCCGGAAGAGCAACGCGCCGCAATGGCCGCCGCCGGATCGTTCTCCGTGACCGACGAGACCGGGAAGCAGTACAGTGGTCTTGGATTGATTCGTCTGGCAAACGGCATGGCGACATCTTCGACGCTGCGACACGAAGCCCTTCACTTAGCACGCACGTCCGGCATGCTCAGTCAACGGGAGTGGGATGCGCTCGTCAAGCAATATTCTTCCAAGATGCGCTCGATTGCTCAGCAGGAGGAAGATATCGCTTCGGCGCGGGAAGGCGTAGGGCCAGCTTCCACATGGCAGCGGATCGCCGCGTGGATCAGAGGCATCCTGTCTAAGTTCGGAATCGGCGAGATTCAAGGGCGGGACGTGTTCCATCAGATGGATGAGGCCGGATTCTGGGACCGGGAAGCCAAGCGAACAGGAAGCAACACGTCCTACTCGATTCAAAAGATCGGCGACGTACCATTGCGTGGTCGCCCTGACTTAGCCAACCCGGCTAAAGACTTGGGCGTCAGGGACGTCGTTACTGACGTGGACGAGGAAAGGAATCTGGCTGGAAAGCCTACGCCTCGATCCAGGACCGTTGCGGCAGACGAAGCCACGCAGCGATTAGCAGCCGATTATTCCGGTGAGCGGCAGAAGTTGCTCGATCGGCTTGCTGATGGCGACACGATGAACGAAGCGGACACGGTTGTCGCGAGGAGAATCATCGACAAGGAAGGCATCGAGGCTCTCAAGTCAGGCAAGTTGGACGATTTGAAAAAACTTATCGACGGCTATCGGGATGTGCGTGCGGAGCAAGCGAGGGCACTGAGCCTGCGAGATCCGCTTGAGACGCCAGCCATGCGACGGAAGCGGGCGATCTTGGAAGCGATCTTGAGTTCCGACAACCCCACGAAGATCCTGGAAGCATTGAAAAATGAAGGTATCGACCTAACGGAGTTGGCTTCCGTATCGGAAGATCCAGCCGCATCGCTTCGCACGTTGGAAGAGACAGTTGCCCGCCATTCGACGTTTACAGATAAGGCTATCGAATACTGGCGTAACGCGATCCTGTCAGCACCAACCACTCATGCGGCCAACACCATAGGGAACGTTGCCAACACGGCGTGGTATTACACCGCAGAGCGTTTTGTTCAGTCCGCATTGAACACGATCATCAGGAATCCGAAGGGTGCCCAGTGGGGCGAGTACAAACATTTGCTCGCTGGGATCTTGCCAGGCATGTCACGGGGGATGCGAAACGCCGTCCAGTCTTGGAAGACGGAGCGTTCGGCATTGTCGCACTTCATGGGAGGGGGAAAAATGCAGGAGGCAAGGATAGCCATTCCTGGCCGGCGTGGAAGATTTATTCGTTCGTTTGGCTATCGTCCGCTGCTGTTTGCGGACGAGTTCGCAAAGACTCTCATCGTCAACATGGAAGTTGGGGCGCAGGCGTACCGGATGGCGAAGGAAGAGGGGTTGTCGGGAGATGCTTTAACGGTTCGCGTCAGGGAATTGGTTGACGACATCGAATCTCCAGCGTGGGGCAGCGCAACCGAAATTTCCAGAGAACTAACTTTCCAACAGGGAGGCTCAAAGATATCCAGAAAGCTGAAGAGTATTGCTAAGTTTGCGCGAGGAAAGTTCAAGCCGCTAACTTTTGTGATTCCGTTCGTCGAGACTCCTGTCAACATATTGGAGGAGGGATTGCGAAAGACTCCCTTGGGTGCGATCGAGCTGGCTGTCCGCTGGCGTCAGGCAGCCAAGGAAGCTAAGGAAACCGGCTCTCTAGATCCGTACGCTCCTTTGATTGGCCTTGGAGCCCAGCAAGCAATAGCGGCTCTTGGAATGTTCCTGTTGTTCATGGGAAACGATGACGATGATCCGTGGATAACAGGTACTTCGCAACGTCGCGGCATCGGCAAGCGGCAGCTTGAGGAGCGAACCAATCCGCCACTTTCGATCAATCTCGGCAACCGATGGTACAGTTACCAACGAATTGAGCCGTTTGCCACGGCAGTTGCGACGATGGTTGATATGGCCAGCGCCGCCAAGAAAGGACGGCCATTTGACAAGACATGGGAAAGCATCCTTGGTCAGATAGAAGGAAAGACGTTCCTTCAGGGTATTGGAGATGTGATCGAAGCCGTCGACAGTCCCGATCCAAACCGGGCAGTCAAGTGGGCGTCCAAGTTTGCTGTCAGTTGGGCTCCAAATATCATTCGCTCGTCAGGCAGGTCGATCGACAAAGTTCGTCCAGAGCGAAAGGTGTGGGGAAAGGGGAGTGATCTGTACAAGCGTCTGGGGATCAGGATGGCTCAGCAGACAGAGCTTGGAATCGTTCCAGACATGCCAAAGTACGACATGTGGGGCAGACTCGTTCCATCGTCAATTAGTCCAGTTCCTGGGACAGATATCGCATGGAGGATTCTTGTCCCGTCATACACAAAGCATGAGGGTGTTTTCGTAGGCGACCAATTGCTCATGGCGTGGAACCGGAGAAATCCAGACAGCGAAGTGGCTCCAGAGATGCCAACCCCAACCTACACGTGGGAAAGACAATCAAAAAGCATGACAGATCAGCAGTATGCGGAGTTTTTGCGGATGTCTGGCTCTCTGGCGAGAGAGCGAGTGTCGCGGATCAAGCCGAACGACAACCCGTCCGAAGCGACGATCGAGAGAATCAAAAGCATAATCGAAACTAGCCGCAGTCAGATCAGGGAGCAACTGGCGGTCAAATGGAACGGGACGGCCAGGGACACGAGAGATTACAAAGCCAAGCTTCGCCGATCGATTGCTAGTCCGATGCCAACGAGGAAGAGGGGGGAGTCGAATGAGGATTGGAATCAGAGAAAAGCGGACGACCGCGACAAGCGAGCCAGGATGAAAGGCTTTCTCAAGAAGAAGTAGTCTGCTCAGTGAAGTCAATCGCGTGGTGGCTGAGTCGCTTCAATCCGGGCGATCCGAACATCATGCTTGCCCAGCTTATTGGCGTGCTCGCCGAGCGAATCCCACAAACATTTGCCGTCTCGCTCCATTGATTGGAGGATCACGTCAATCTGCGTGCTCATCCGGCTGATCTTCCAGACGACGTGGATTAGCCCCCCGAGTACGGCGAACCCCACTCCAACCATTGATACCGCTACAGCGATCCAAGCATTGTCCATGTTCCGCCCCTTCAAGGAAATGATGTGATGCCGTGGGAATTGAACAGTTCTTCCAGTGATTCGCGGGTGCGTTGGTCAAGCCACCCGACATACCACCGACGGCGCCTGTCGCTTAGCGTGAATCCGTGCCGAAATGGAACGGCCTCGATGTTTAGGCCACTTTTGTAAGCCTTGACACCGAGGTGATATTCAGACGTTTCGCGATCGTCGTCTGGAGACGTTGGTTCCATCTCCGTGAAGTCGATGTCATTTCGTCGCTTACGGCTTGTTTTCGACATGGATGCAGTCTACGAAAAAACGCGGCCCGTGGAAACCACCAGCCGCGTCCGAAGACGCCCAAGGAGCGTATGGAGCAATTACCGATCTCGCCGGTCATGGCGTCGTTGCACGCCCAGGACCGCCACAGCGACCTTGGCTGCCGGGTGAGCGCGGCTACAGCCACTTTCACGCCTGGCTTGCACTTGTTTGCCACAGCCCCCCTGTGCGTCCACAACGGACAAGCAGGAAATGACCAGTGCGACGAACAGCATGCGAATGAACATCAGAGACTCCTTTTGAGAAAAAATCGCCCGGCGCCACTGGGTAGAGACCCAAATGGCACCGGGCCTTCCAAGGGTATATCAAGCAAGGCAATTATGGCCTATGCCTTGGGCTTGAGCAACTCCAGCAGGATGGGGAGCAAAAGCTTCATGAGTTCCATCAACAGAGCCAGGAATTGCCCGCCAGCGGCCATGCTCGCGTTGCGGTAGGCTATGTTTCCAGACACTTCCATCGCGATCGTCAATGCCTGAATCTTTACAGTAGGCGTGGCGTCAGATTCTTCGAGAATCTTTATGATTTCTTCGTTCATGATGGGTTCCTTTGAAAAGCGGCTGAGTGATTGAAAGTTCAGGGTCAAACCCTCTGCGAAGTCTAGACTGAAGCGTAGCGTAACTAACCACGCAACGTGAATCGTCTACCCAGTCTGCGGCACACTTTGATTCTCCGAAAGCAGGTATAATGTGATTGTCTCTAGTGTTTCTTTGTTGCTGTGATCGCGTGGCCCATCTCGCGTTGCCTGGTTCATAGTTCCCGTCAGTGCGAGTTCCATAAACTCCGTCCTTCTCGACGCCATAAGAAGATTGCCTTATCCTGACCATTGTTCGATCCTCTCAGCTAGGACTGAACCGCCGCCCCGGATGCGACAACATCGCGGGGTATTTTCGTGCAATTCCATTAGAACACACGAATTTTTATTACCTTACCATCCCAGACGAAAATTCCATTATACGGCTCGACGGGAGTTGGGGTTGGGTTCGTGTCATCAAGCGGCACTGGCTGCCCACCAAAGTAACGCTTCACGATTGATTCGGATGGATCGCCTCGCCACGACAGCGGATCAACTTTCAGGATGCTCGGGTTCATAACTCCGCCGCGGGTGTGCTCCAAGCCAATCCCATGCCCAAGGAATTCGTGCTGCATCAGGTTGGCCAGCAAGATCGCCCCAGCATCGTACCCGGTGTCGAGCCGAGATTTGACGACCTGGCTGCATGTCCCAGGGGTCGGAAAATAGCAGTAACCAATGATGTTTCCGGGGATCGCTTCCCACTGAACGTCGAATTCGGCATCGCTGCCGTCAAAAACATACCGGACGGCGCACCCGGATTCAGCGGAACACTTGCGAGTGAGCAGGATCGCTTCGTTGAGATACGCCTTGATCGACGCGGGACAGCGTGACGTGTTCATTCCTACCCGCAGCGAATGCTCCGCGGCGGCGTTTTTCCTGGTCGGATCGCAGCCAGGCACAGGCCATGACCCACTGCCGGAAGCCTCTGAAAACCGCTGGTACGATTCAACAGCCGCTTGCAGCTCCGGGTCCGAGTAATGGAACGATGCGTGCGGCGGAGGGGCTGCATTTGGAATCGGGCAGCATGGTACTTCCAGCATCGACGCGGTCACAGGCCCCGCTTCGCCGTCCGCTACGATCCCACGTAAATGTAGGATCAGTGAGAGCACGTCGAAATTGGCGTCTTTCGATTGCCATGACGCGACCGCTTCCTTGACTTCCCGGTCCTGGAGCGTGAGCGAGGCCAGGTCTGATTGCTTGACGTTTAACGCCTCAAGCTTTGTCGGATCCCAGAACCCTCCGTTGTCCCACAGCTTCTGGATCAGGCGTCGTTCGTCGATTTGAGTTGGCATTGATCCTCCAATACGGCTGCTTCATCAGGAATTGGTTCCGACTCGTCGATCATGGTTGCTCAAGCACCTCGGCGACGATCATCCACGCCTTACGGGCATCGTCTAAGGCGGTGAAAGAAGCGAGACTTTTGTCCACGGCAACTTTCCACTGGCCCCAATGCGGAAGGCCAAGGGCTCCGAAGATCGTGTTGGTTGCCGTCTTGAGCTGATCCGTGCTGGTCACTGGGAGGCCCGCTGTCGTCGCGTACAGCTTCGACAGGGCCGCTTGGGTGTTCTTCTTGTTCGGGTCGACAACGGCGGCAGTCGCTGCCTGGACAGCCTTCCTGTGGCTTTCCAGGGGGGTCGTCGGATCCGGAGTAGGGTCCGGTCCGGGAGCCGTTCCTCCATCCAATCGGATGACTTGACCAGAGTATGGTGCCAATGCCGGGATTCCGTCCGCTGTCATGGTGAGTGTCCAAACACCTGCTTTCGTGACTAGCAGCGTGTCTAGCGCCGCCGGCTGGGGAGTGGCTTCAAATGCGGTGGCGTAGATGGTCGCGGCGGAAGGCGTGCTTGTTGACGGCAAAGGCAATGCGGTGGCCGTCACCAGACCGGCCAAAGCAGCTAGGCCAAGCACGCCAGCTTGTTGTGCTTTATTCATGTCGACCTCGATTTTCGCGAGTAAGAAACGAGACTGGAATTACTTGGCGCCCGCTCGTTCGGAAGTCACCCCATTCTGCCGAGCCGTAAAAAGACCAACAGCCAGAACGATAGCGGCCACCACCGTATTCCAATCGGGGTTCGTTTCGGGGTTCCCATCCGCAAGAAGCTGGACCGCGCCGGCGAGAACGATTACGAGTCCGGAGATCGCGGCGATTTTGGGCTGTAAACTTGTCACTTCAGTCTCCCATTTTGTTCGAGTTGCGTTAGAAAAGTAGTTCTGAAATCGCGGACGGCATTGTGTTGCGCGGGGCTGAGCCTCATCACAGACAGTTTGTCGTCTGAAATTCCAAGAAATTGGCCAACGGTCATGATACCATAACTGTCCAGGATGTTTAACAGACGAGCGTTGTCGCCAACGCTCGTATCCACGAGTGGGGTATCCGTCGTGACCGGTAGCACCCTGGCGTGCAAGTCTCGCTCAGCTGAATCGATTATTCGCCGTGCCGCGGCGAAAAGGCCATGTTTCAGCACGATCTGCAGGCGGCGCATGGCGATATCGAGCCGATCACCGGACAGGCCGTTGTTGAAAACGTGCTTTTGACCCTTTCGACTGCTCATTCATTGTCCTCGTCGTCATTGTCCCATTCGTCGTCGTAGTCGTCGTAGCAGTCATTGCATCCAGGACAATCCACAATTCCGTGGTTGTGGCATATGCACAGGTGATCTCCGCCGCATTCGCACTCCAGGAACCCGGATGCGCCGCACGAGTAATCAAAAACACTGCTGTCAAACATCTCCTCGTAAGTGCCAGTTGCTCCACACCAGCATTCAAAAAAGTCGCCTTGCTGGCGTGGATCGTCTCTTTCGGTCATGGTTTATCCCCAAAACAGATCGGCAAGTCAGTTCTCAGAGTAGCCAATTTCCTCACAAGTGGTTCCTGACTCCTGAATTCAATCAGCGATTCCCGGATCTTGGTCGTAATACAAGCCGCTTCGATCGCTTCCGCCTCAGCCAGCAATTGATTTAGCGGAGCAATGCCAAGCAACGCCTTGGCGCGAACGTCACCGATTCCGTGAGCTCCAATCCACTGGCCAGCCTTGCCGCAGATCATGGCGTACTCAATGTACATAGACGGCGGAAAGCCGTACTCTCCCGCCATCATTGCGGCAGTGTAAAACTGAGGTGTGCGCAGGTCACCAGGCACTTCCACTCTAAACCGCTTTAGCTGGTTCACCCTGCCGCTTTCTAGGAGCGGGTACAGATCGTGATCCGTCGATGCCATGATTACCTTCCCGTCAAACGATGTGGCCAATGATGCAATGACATCGTCCGATTCGCAGCCATCAACTTTCAGACAGCGGATGCCCTTGTCGGTCAATCTCCGCCAGCATTCCGCGATCGCCCACAATAGCTCGTCGGGCTTCTCCTCGCGATCAGCCTTGTACTGTGGCCACAGGTCTCGCCTAAACGATGCTAGCGAGTCAAAGCAGGCTACGGTGTGCGTCGGCCTGAATCGCGAGATCATCTCGACGATCCGATCACACGTCAGGTCGTCAGCACCGTTCCCAGCGGCGTGATAATCCTGGTGGACATGGTTATTGCAATCAATCGCCAGGAGCAACCGGTCAGAAGTCATTGTGCACTCCGTTGCCGTTTAACGAACGATTGACCTTCCACGGGAGCAATGACAGCTTCGACAGCGCATTGTTTTTTGGAACGGGGCGAGGCGTATTGCACGAGTGATGCACTTCCTGTCCGTCTGGAATTCCCGTACTCGTTTCCGAACCGCGGGCTTGAATCCATTGCAGGACGTGCACTCCGATCTTGCGCTTCATGCCGGCGTAGGACACTTCGACGAAGCGGTAACCGCTGTTGTGGGAATCTGGGACTTGCCTGATGACGCGCCACTCTCCGTTCTGGTTGCTTATGCACTTACGGCACGATTCCACAACAGAAGTGATTGGATCAACTCGCAAGTCGCGATCGACGAATAGCCGAATCAGGATGTGCTCCCAGGTCATTCCCTTCCTGGAATCTTCGGTGTGCGGCGGCAGTCCGAAAGAATACTTGGCACTCGATGTCCACCGCCAGCCGCATGCTAAGCATTTCAGTCGGGCGGTCTTGCCGCTATCGGAAGTCGACAGCCTGCCCCACTTCATGCCAATCTGTCTCGGTGGATGGCCGCACTTGCAAGTCATGCTCAAAACATCCTGTCGATAATCTCGCACAGGTACGCGGTATTGATCTTTTGCGGGTCTGTGTCTTTCACTTTCCGCAGTAATTCCGCGAAGTATGCCACGTCCACGCCCGTCAATTGTTCCTCCAGCACAGCTACGTCTTTCAAATTCAGGTCGCCGACTTGCAAGACCATCTTGACGATGGTCGATTTTGGCCCTAATGACCGACTTAATGACTTTGGCTTTCATTAAAATCCCTTTCTCAGTTCAGAGCAAAATTGGCGAAACTCCCCGCTGTTCAATGCTTCGTCGACGGCGTGCTGTAGAGCCGATGCTTGCATGTGTGGCGGCAAGGTCGCAGCGAATTGATGGTGAGTCATTGACAGCCTCGGGTGCCAGTTAGCGGCGGATACCTTCGAGCACACACCGACCAGCCGGTGAATGTCCTCAAGTGACGCATCGTTCGTTTCCAGCGCCGACCAAAACCGATCGCCGAACCGCTGCTGGCCAATTAAGGCCAAACGTCCCAACCACATTGGGGAACACCGCCGGAACATCGCCACCGCGACGATTGCCGCCTGCAATTGCTCGAACGTCGTTCCACTAGGGATGCGGACCCCTTTGTCAGTGACCTCGATCGGTCCGAGCATCATTGTTTTTCTTCTCCTTCGCGATGCGTTTCTCCCGATAGATCGTGGCCGCTTCTCCGGGCGTCATCCGATTCAACGTCGCGAAGTTCAGCGGGAGAAGATAATTGGCCCCAGCCGACAGTTCATGACGAGCGCACACCCGCCAATGTGTATCCTTCGTGCAGACGGCAGTCGCCCGTTCGTGGCAGATCGAACAATAGCCAGGTGTGAGAATCATGGCTCGGCATTCTCCTTTGCGTTTACCTTGTTTGCGAGTTCAGTAATCAGTTTGGTCAGGGACGCCACTACGGTCGCAGCGGAGTCGAGCCGCCCAGAAAGCTGGCCAAGTTTGGCCATATCGTCGTTGCGTTGCGACTTGAGCGCGGCTACTTCATTACGCAGCTCGACTAGCACCTTGTACTGGTCTTCGTACTCAGAGGCTAGTCGATTCAGCAAGTGGCCGAATCCCTTGAATTGCTGTGCGTACCAGGCCGCGGAGTATTGGTCGGGTGGTTCATTCATAATCAAAGCCAATAGATCAAAGGTTTCACTGGTGATTTTTCGTCTGGACATAGCGGCTTCTGGCGTGGCTCGCGATGGTATGCGGCAATTGCGGGGGAATAACGCGAGTAGGCCGTTGGGCACCGATGGACGCAGCATCCACCCACTTCGCAATCACACTTTTCTCCGCACGACGGGCATTCATGTTCTTTCGCTTGCATCCGCCGAATCAACTCGACACAGACCCAGCAGCCGCAGAATTTTCCGCCGCACTCGCACAGTTCCTTCCACTCGTGTCCCACTTGCGTAAACGGACGGATGCGGAGGCAGTCTTGGCAAAGCATCTGTTTGTTTGGGATAGAGTCAGTCATTGCTTTTGCTCCAGTGGCTTTTCTAGGGTCAATCGCGAGACTCCATTATTGACCAGCACGCGGTAGACGACGTGATCCGGAATCCTCATTTGTCGGCAGATCGACCAGAAGCGGAATCCGTACCGTCGCAGTCGCAAAATTTTCCGGACAGTATGTGGGTGTGGTTTCATACGTCAATTGGCATCCCATTTACTGTATTCAAGGAAGTTTTTCAGAATGATTGCCATTACCCGCTCTCGCCACACAAAGAATCCGGCTTCCATGTCTTGCTCGACTTGTGCCGCCTGACCGGCTTCGCCTTCAATGCTGTCGAGTTGATCATGGATCTCCTCCGCGGCGGATTGAATCCAAGGGTATATGGCCATTTCGTCTAGTCTCCTTTTCCGCCGTATCGCTTGGTTGCCGAAAGTGCTTCACATATTTCACAAGAGTGGCCCTCTCGGCCATGCACGGCAATTCTATTCACAAGCGACAGCATCGCATTCCGTAGTCTGGCAATGACCTTGCTATGTTCCAACAATTCCTCGTGCCGGTTTTGTTTTATCGCTCGATCGATCCTGCCGGCTAATTCCGACAGCGTCTGAGGAATCCGTTTTGTCGGATCGCCAAGCAACACCCAAGCACTATTCCACTCGCTGTCGGCCATTCAGTCACTCCTCCGAAAAAAACCACCCGGAGCACCGCCAGATGCTCCCGGGTGGATCGGCTACTCTCCTGGCTGGCGCCAGTTTGCCGCGAGCATCGCAAAAAAGTACTAGTTGCCGTACTTGCTGAGAATCTTACGCTCCTCGTCCGTGTACGCATTGAACATCGACACCGATCCGAGAGAGGCGCCGCCAACAGACGCCTCTCGCATCAGCTGCACTTTCGCGCTCGAAGTGGCATATCCAGCACCGATCTTATCCGGTGCCAGCTGGATTCCGCCCATTGTTTTGATTCCGAGCGACTTACACGTCGCAATCGCGTCGATGTTAGCGCCGAGAAACTGGAACTGCCAATTGTACTTTTCAGTTTGCTCTTTAATCATCGCCACAATTTGCGGTGCCTTGTATTCTCGACTTGAGTTTTCTAGGCCATCCGTGCTAATTATGCACACGACCAACCCGGGTCGATCAGCTTCGTCCATCTTCGCTATTCGCTGCCCAACTGTGGTCAGAGCAGTGCCGATTGCGTCGAGAATCGCCGTCATCCCGCTAGGAACGAGCGTGTATGGAGGCACGTCCCTGATTGGCTTCGCATCGTGCAACACTTCGCATACATGGTTGAATTGCACGAAAGTCAACACGGCTTCGCCGGCTGCGTTCTCCTGGTCCTTGATGAACTGGTTGATTCCACCTTCCGCGTCCCTTCTACAGCTCGACATCGAGCCACTTCTGTCGCTAACGATAATGATCTCGGTCAGGTTCGTGTTCATTGCGATCCCCATTAGTTGTTCAAAAAATATCATTCAGCGCCTCGGTCAGAGGCTTCACAGTCGCCCCATTCCTCTTCATCCAATCTCCGTGAACGACACAAACCGGCTGTATCACGCCGTCGAGCACGCGGGCCATCGTTGCCTTCTTGTCGCACGTCGAAAGCATGCAGGTGTACCGTTCTTCCGGATTGTCGTCCTCGTCGGTGTATCCGCACTGCGGGCAGCGGAATGGTTCAGTCACATTTTTCTTCAGTGGCTCGACCATTGTTCATCCTCAAAAACGCCCTTCCGCTTCTTCAGTCCGGGCCAGACTATCTGTCGCTTACACGCCGTCCAAGCGGACAGGCGGCGCGCCTTCACAAGTGTTTACGCAATTACTTCTCGTGAGTCCCCTCCACGTCGCGGGCCATGCGATCCCTAGTGCGCGAGTGTAATTCATCCAGCGCATTTTCCACGTAGATCAATGCGCGGCGATTCGACTCGCACGCATACGGCCCGTCCTGAAAACATTCGAGCCGATCGAGAATAATTGCCAGCAGGGCCTCGCCGCTTATTCCGTTAATGCCGACTTCACCGATTGGACCGTTTTGGAAACGGATCGGACACATCACGGCTGGTGGAACGTCGGAATTCCGCGATTCGATGCTCGTGATACCGTACAAATGGCAGGCACCCCCTTGTCCAGGCTCGTCGAGCACATCGATCCGGAGCAATTCATTCATCCCGTTCACTTTGTGACTGGTCAATTCTCTGGTCATTCAAGTCTCCTTTGAAAAGTTTTCGACTCGTGGCAATTCTTACACAAAATTTGCAATCCGCAAATTTCCACGAAAAGCTTTTCCACAAATCCTCGCACGTCGTCAAGCGACTTCAGTTGTCCGACGGGCACGATATGGTCAACATCAACGTCCTTGGCGGCGTACCAGTGGCCGCACCCGGCGCAAAGGTATTCCCATTTCATTCTGCGATTGGGTCCAACGTACGGCCTCCTAACGGCCTTCATGGCCAAACGGGCTATCGGTGGCCAGCGGCGGGACATCTGGCGTAGGCCGCTGCGTAGGAATCCCCAATAGGCCGCGTCCGTCCATTCACCACCGGCGCGGGTGCGTTCGACGCGATTTGTCTTGGGGCGTCTCATTGTCCATTCCTGCCAGTAAGTGATTCAATCGGCACATCCCTAACCTTCCGAAACCAATCGCGATCGTTTTTTGGCATCGATGGCAGCGAATGCGGAGGATAGCCCCAGTTATGATCTTTGGCAAATGTTGCTTCCAATTGAGCGAACGTCATGCTCATCACTGATGGCTTTGTGCTCTTGCGTATGGCTCTTACGCGAGACTCCCATTCACCGGAAATCCTTTGGTCATTACTCAAGATGCGGCGTGCTCGGTATATCTCGCCACGCATCTCTTTCAATGATCCGTCACGCTGAAGAACAATTCGAGTCCTTCCTTCATATCGGAACCCGCACTTCCAACACTCCTGACCGGACAACCGGCACGCATTGCACTTCGGGCAAACAATCGGTTCGCTGTCCTTCTTTCCTCGAATCCTCGCCTCACGCATGCCGGAAACTATTCGGTCGTCATCGTCGAGATTCCATTGTCGATCAGAATTCAACGACCCATGCCGATGCCAATTTCCACCATGATCCTGAATGCAAACGTGGTCCATGCTCGGGTGGGCCCTCAGCAATCTCCCGCCAGCCTGCAAGTACGACGTGAGTGACCCGAACACGGTCGCCATAATTCCGTGGTAGGCCCACGGTACGTCAATCCCTTCGCGCAAGACGAAACGATTGCACACGACCTTGATGTCTCCGCTCTTGCTACGATCGAGAATTTCCTCTCGGGCATCCGGATCGTTTTCTAGTTCTTGACCATCGATCACGACCGAATCGCCGTCAATGTGCGCCGCGGATATGCCAGCTTCGGTGAGCGAAGAGCACAGCCATTTCGATTCCGCCACACCAGGGGCAAAAAGCAAGGCCGGCTTGCGTTCCGGGTTCAGGACGTTGTAATTTTCCACGACTCGACCAAACACGCGATGGGCGAATTCCATTCGCTTGTCGTTCGGGATCCCGCACTCGCCTTCTCCGATCTTGATTTTGCCGATCCATTTCGTATCCGGTTCGTCCGGGCCATAGTGATGGGCGAGGACCAATGCGCCGCATTTGCGCATCTCGCTGTTGGTGCCAGCGACGATTAGGTGCTTGTATAAATGACCGATCCCAAGCGGAGTGGCAGTGAATCCAAGCACTGCCGCATCGGGAACCAGTAGCCGATGGGCTTCCACGAGTGCCAGCATGGAATCACCAGCTTGTTTGTGCGCCTCGTCGATTAGTACGAGGCGACAGCGATGTACTTGCCGATTTCCCTTGACGCACTTACTGAGTTCCGTCTGCGTCATGCACAACTGAACATCATCGAGCAGGCGTGGCTTAATCTTCGCGGCCCGGATTCCGTGCTCAATTCCATGTTCGTCCAAGCCGCGGTGAATTTGGTCGAGCAACATTCGGCGGTCGGTGTAGAGTGCGGAACTTTGTCCGGGCTTGTAGATCTGGTCGAAAATAATCAGGCTCTTTCCCGATCCAGTGGGGCCAGTGACGCAGATGTTGCGATGGCCTGCCGCGATGGCTGACGGTATGGCCGCGTTGGCGTATAGTTGATTTGGCCGTCGCTCCATTACTTTTCTCCGGCTCGCATCTTCTTCAGACTTTGGAGAATTGTTTCCAAAGCCTCGTCGGCGGCCTTGTAGCACTCGCCCTTGCCACCTAGCGCCGCTGCGATGGCGTCGATTCCGCGAACGGCTGGGCTAATGTGCTGCCTGACCAGCTGGTCGACCAGCTTGGCAGCGGAAGCGACTTCTTTTCCTCCCTTGACTCGCTTCTTCTCCTTTGGATTGTCGGGGTGATCTTCCTTGCAGTCCGAGCAAAACCGCGAGCCATTCCCATCCGATTCCCATGTGTGCTTGCCGGATTCGCTTATCTCGCATTCCGGCTTGGGAATCTTGACTTTCAGGCCCATTGCGGCGGCCACGGACTGCTTTTGGCCCGTCCGAACCTGGCGAGCGATATCCTGTTGGTCACTGGCGCTCCTCTCGGAAAGAGACTTCAATTCGGAGTCGCTGACCTTAAGAATCCCGGCCTCGATCGCCCGTTTGACAGGCTCGGAAAGCTTAACCAACATGGCTACGAACTTGGCATCTCTTTGGAGTGTTTTGGCAGACACCCCAGCTTTTTCCGAGAGATTTGCAACACTCGACTCTCTTTCGGTGGGTTTTTTTGCATTTTTGCCGCTTTTCCTCGGAGGGACATTTTGTCCCTCCGAGTGTGTTGGACCACCAGGGATCAGATTCCCGTGCCCACCATCCTGCTGCTTGACGCGGTCGTACATTTCACCGCGAGCCTTACGTATCTGGATGGCATTTAAGAGGTTGCGTTTACCGAGTGCATGGTCCACGATCCATAATTCGGCGTCTTCTTGGCTCTCGAACTCCATTTCCTTGACGGAGAACGGCACCCCCTTTCGCTTGGCAATCGGGTAGCGGTGCATTCCGTCGACGATGACGTTTTTTCCGGCAACGGCCCAGAACAGGATTGGGTCGATTACGCGACCGTCCCCATCGATGTTGATTTCTAGCTGGCGGCGTTCGTCGTCGGTCAGGGGAGGTAAAAGCGACTTGAAACGAGAGCTGATTACGAGTTCCAGATCTGGCATGTGAATTCTCCAGTTACGCGAAATGATCGAGCGGCAGGCCAAGAGCCTTGGCGATCCGGACGACAGTCGGAAACAGGGTGTCGTGACTGCCCTTCTCGGCGCGGAAGATAGACGATACTGGCACCCCAGAACGGGAAGAAAGATGTTCAAGCGTCCATTGTTTTCGTCGTCGTGACAAGACTAATCGTCGTGCGAGTCGCAAGCGGTGCGTTTTGTTGTTGCTTTTTGTCATTTTTTATTTCCTGTGACTTGTTCTTTCAATGTTGGCAAGCTACATTTGCTGACCTGGTAAGTCAACCATACAACAAAAAAGGGAGCGTGACGTGGAACAAGGCAGCGAATCTTGGGTGCAGGCTAGGCTAGGGCATATTACCGCATCACGCTTCGGCGACGTTCTGACCAAGGCGCGTTCTGGTGGTGGGCTGAGCAAGACGGCTCAAGGATACCTATGGGAATTGGTCTCCGAACACATGACCGGGAGGCCCGCCAGCGATGTCGACACGTACGCCATGCAGTGGGGCAAAAAGTGGGAGCAAACCGCTCGGGACATCCACACCAACGAATTCGGCAGTGGACGGCCAAGTAAGCTGGCACCGTTTATCCGGCATCCAACGCTGTCGTACGTCGGAGGCTCTCCGGATAGTCTCATTGGTGATGACTCGATTGGGGAGATTAAGTGCCCCCTGACCGCGAGAAATCATGCACGGGTTCTTTGTTCAGGCGAAGTGCCTGAAGAACACGACGAGCAAATCCAAGGATTGCTGTGGATCACTGGGCGCAATGTGGCTGAATTCTCTAGCTACCACCCATATTTTCCAAAGCCGCACTACATGGCAGTGGTGCGTGTCGATCGCAACGACGAAATTGTTGCCGCGATTGAGAAGGCTGTCACGGCATTCCGCGTCGTGCTGTTGGAGTCACTGAAAAGACTTGGTGTCGAACCACTGCCGATTAGGACTCTGGAATGAGAAGGATCAACCTGGCAGGAAAAACTTTCGGAAGACTGACAGTGATCGGTAATGCACCGAATCGTGGACGTAGAACATTTGTGCTGTGCGAATGCAAATGTGGCAAGACAAAAGAGATTTCAAAGGAATGCCTACAGCGAGGAACAACAATAAGCTGCGGCTGTCATGGCCGCGAGTTGATAGCTAGCAGGTCGCTTTTCTAACTGACGTTGGGCCTCGACCAAGCAATAAGCACAGTATCGACAGGTTTCCTGACAAAAACGGAAATTACGAACCAGGAAATGTTCGCTGGGCTACTGCTTTGCAGCAAGGAAGAAATCAGAGAACTAACCGACTGGTAACATTCAACGGATTGACAAAATGCGTGGCTGAATGGGCAGAAGAAATCGGAATGAACAAATACACACTTTTTTTTCGACTTAATAGTGGATGGACAGATGAAGAGTCGCTGTCTGTTCCCTTGAACGGCAAAAGGAGACGGTAATGCAGATCGTGAGAGTTAAGACCAGAAACGTGAAAGGTATTTCATTCGTTGAGGTTACTCCGCATTCTGGAATGACAGTAATTGGCGGGAGTAATGGAGCTGGAAAAAGCTCTTTTTTGGATTCCATTGCCTACGCTCTTGGTGGGGCTTCTTTGTGTCCTAAACAGCCCATCCGCGAAGGCCAGACGGAAGGGCTGGTCGAAGTCGAGTTGAACGGCGATCAGAATTTGATGATCCAGCCGTGCGTCATCACTCGACGCTTCTGGTTTGACAAAAACGGAGAGATCGCCACCAACCTGATGATCAAGACGAAACAGGGATTCACGGCCCCGTCCCCGCAGACAATCGTCGACGCTGTCGTAGGCAAGCTGGGGTTCGACCCGGAACGATTCCTGAGAATGGACGCTAAGCAGCAGGCGGCCGTCCTGCGATCAATCGTAGGCTTGGACTTCACCAAGATCGACGATGAGCGGAAGAAGCTGTACACGGAGCGGACACAGGTCAACAAGGACGGTGTCGCGAAGAAGGCCGTGTTCGAGTCAATGAACGGATTCCCGGAAGCGCCGGCGGAAGAGGTGTCGGTGGCTTCGCTGATGGATGAACTGAAGAAGCGGGAAGACCACAACGCGAAGAACGTCGCTACCAGGAAAGAACACGACATCCTACTTCGCAAACTAGACGGCATGAACTCCGATCTATCGGACGCTCAGGGCGATGTGGCCGATATGGAACGGAAGCTCGCTGAAGCGAAGACCAGACTCGCAGTTTGCGAGAAATGGATCAGTGACTATAGAAATGTTGTCACTGGATCGGAAGCGGCGCTCAAACTACTCGTCGACCAAAACGCCGCCGAAGTCCGGGAGAAGATCGGAGGGTCGCAGGAAGTCAATCGACAGGTCCGATCTAACGCTGAGCGAGCGAAGGCCGAAAAGGAACTGCAACGACTACGCGACAATTCGGCCGAACTCACAAAGAAACTGAAGGCCATTGACGACGACAAGGAGAAGCAGCTTTCTTCGGCCAAGTGGCCGGTGCCCGGACTTGGATTCACAGACGACGGGATGACGTTCCAGGGACTGCCGTTCGAGCAGGTGAGCGCCAAGGAAAAGCGTCAAGTCGCTTTCGGGATCAACTGTGCCGGGTCGCCAGCGTTGCGGTTCGCGTTCATTCAGGACGGAAGCCTTTTGGACGATGAGGCGTTGAAAGAGTTTGCCGAGATCGCCGCAGATCACAAAATGCAGCTGTTCGTCGAGCGGGTAGGTGAAGGTGACGAGATGAATATCGTGATCGAGAATGGCTCGATCAAACGCGCTGATGAAGGTTTTTTACCAAAGGAGTCGAGTAGTGAAGATCACCTGGAATGACGGGAAGCGCAAGATCATCTTGCGAGAGGGCGAGAAGGAGATGCTCAGGAAAGCCCTGAAGATCGCCCGGGAATTGTCCCATCAAACGAGCGGAGAAAGCGAAGAGGAGGTGGCCGAGTATCTGGATATCATGTGTTTGCGGTATTGCGGTGAAGAGTGCGACGACGATAGGCCGGCTCAATTGGGCCTTCCAATTATTGACGAGCCGACGCCGGTAGATCCTGGATTACCCAAGCCGGCCACCCAAGAAGAATTGGAACCTTTCTGATGAGCCTGACAGACATTATCGACCGATTCGACGAACTGTACGGCCCGTCGTACCCGATCTGTCTCGGTAATCTGAAGATCGGTGGTCTTGGCGAATCTCGACCTACCCGCGGTGGCGGGACGTTTCGATTGCCGCGCAAGGACGACCATTTCACCGTTACGACTCTGGAAAGAGATGACGCTGGCAACCTCATCGTTGACGAAACGGTCATGGGTGAACTCGCACAATACGCTGACGATGATGGTAAGGTGCGGCAGATTCCAATCCGCGTATTGTCCGATGACCCGTCTGACTTCCTTCATCCAAGATTGGTCTGGTACGGAAAGCGCAAGGCATGCGCGATTTCAAACGGAACGGAAGTCACCTGGTTCGTTAATCGCGACAATCCAGGATGGTTGGACACGCCGATAGTCGAGCCGTGGGATAATTCGATGTTCGACCTGCAATACGACGGTCGACCAATGTTCAAGTTGCATTTCCTGTTCGATTGCGTCATTGCTACCGGCGACCAGCGGTGGGGTGGGTTCTACCGTTTCCGATCCACGTCCGTCATAAGTCTCCGCCGACTAAACGAATCCCTGCGAGTCATCCTGAGCCTTACCAACGGAATTTTGCTCGGGATGCCCCTGTGGCTCGTTCTTAAGCAGCAGAAGGTGGAACTTGAGAAAACGACATCCACGGTCTACGTGACTCACTTGGAGCTTCGTGGGGCCGATCCGCAGGCGATGGCGTCCGAGCAAGCTCGGTATCGCTGTCAGTTCAAAGACCAGCTTCAGCGACTCGGGAAGGCCTACCAGGCGATCAAGACAGCTCCTGGGTTTGAGAATGAGGACGAGATTCGAGAATTGAATGCCGAATTCAACTCTCCAAGCGGCGAGCCGAGCGAGGCTCGTTGGCGTGCGATCAGGAGTCAGTACCAGCAGAATTTGCCGTCTGACTGTTCAGACGTGAAGGCGGCGTGGTCGACCTGGGCTACTAGCGTGTGTCCTGGAGCCGATCCGTTTTTCAAACCAGACGATTGGAAATCCTGGGAGCCGTGTGATTTCGTCGCGGCGGAGGAGTCGTTACGTGTCGAAGCACCGCGACCATTGTGACAGTGACTTCTGAGAAAGAACTGGACTTTTACGAATGAGACAGTACACACCAAAACGTGCCGTTCACAATCTGGCCGCTCACAACGTCCGGATGGAATACAGGGCGGGCTATCCTCGCTGCCAATACCCCTGCTGCACGCATCTCGGACAGGATCTGCACGAGATAGCCAGCGGGCCCGCTCGGTCAAAAGCGATGACGGTGCAAGCGGCGTTGCTGCACCTGTGCCGGGAGCATCACCGGATCGTGCAAGGAATGAATGTTGTCGCGCAGTTAGGATGTAAAAAGTTGTCCCGGAGCGGATATGACCGCGTGACAGTTAACCGTTTGCGAGGCAGAGCGGACGAGTCGGTTAGCGAGACTGAAGTGAATCAGTGGATTATTTCTGGCCGGCTGAGCTAGGGATTGGTTTGGCATGGTTCCTACGCAAATTTCAAGTGTCCGAAGTGCGGTGACGAGAAGCAACCACCGCCAGTGCCGATGGACAGAGAGGACTTCGTGTTCTAATGCCGCTCAAAAAGGGTTCTTCCCACAAAACCGTTTCCAGAAACGTATCCAAGATGGTTCACGAGGGCTACCCTCAGAAACAAGCCGTGGCAATCGCCTTGTCGAAGGCCGGCAAGTCAAAGAAGAAGGGTTTCAAAAAGCGATGAGAAAGCCAATCCCGCAGTACGAATGGGAGTGGAACTAATGAACGCTGCAATCTTACGCAGAGGATCTGAACGGACTGGGGATCGGTCGTGGTTTCAGTCTTGGGCTTGGGCTTGGTCTCGGGCTTTGGCTTGGGATCGATCTTGGTCTTGGTCTCGGTCTCGGTCTTGGGCTTGGTCTTGGGCTTGGTCTTGGGCTTGGGCTTGGTCTCGGTCTCGGTCTTGGTCTCGGTCTTGGTCTTGGTCTTGGTCTTGGTCTTGGGCTCGGTCTCGGTATCTGGTTCGGTCTTGGTCTTTATCTTGGGCTGGGTCGCGGTCTGGAGATTGAATCCATGGATAAGTTTTGGTTTGTGTACCGTTTGACCGGTAGCCGAAGATGGGGCAATCGCAAGCACAAATCGTTTGAGTCAGCGGAAACTGAAGCCAGGCGTTTAGCCGCTCTTTATCCAGGGGTTCTGTTCGTCGTCCTAGAGACTGTTGGGGCGGCGTTTGTGTCGCCGACGAAGAAACCAGTTGACGCTAAGCAGAAAGTTTCGTAAGTTCCACCAGTGAAAGGTCTGGCGCGTGACTACAGCCAGAAAACAAGAAGAAAAATGTCAGTAACCTACAAATTTCGATTACGTGCATTTTCTTCTTGGTGCACACTTAACCCGCCCCGTAGTCACACACTTGGCGGGTTTTTTCTTGCGCTAATACAACCCGGACAGCGGATTGCTGGCCGGGTTTTTTCGTCGAGTGTCCGAAATCCAGTGGTGAGGCAACCGGAGAAACGTCCAGTAAATAGCAGACGCCAACCCCGTAAAGCTCGCCACCGTGGATAGCCCCTGATTGGCATAAAGGCAAACTGATCCGTGTCACGGCGCCTACCGTTGAGCGCGAAAAGACCGTGGCGCACAAATCCGAAATGGATCGGCTGAAGCCGGTTCACGGGGGTATCGCGAATAAGCCTTACCCTGAGTACATGTAACATGTGTTTCGGGCCGAGGGAGCATCCGTCCCCTGTCGAGAAACAGGAAGGGTGCCGTTGCGGGGCCTCATTCCGCGGGTGGATTTTTGGGGTTTTATTTCTTGGGGTCAGACTCGTTTGGTTTCCAAACTGAGACTCGTGGCCTGGAAAAGACGGTCGGCAGTCCAGCGTTATCGAGCGTAGTGCAAGCCCGGGCGTTTTCCAGGAAATACTTCTTAGAAGGATGAGATCGCATGTCGAGCGACAAACCGAAGTGGCAGCACGAGTTTTCCAAGCCTGATCCGAAGAGAGACCAAAGTCGATGATCGCGATGGTATGCGGTAATTGCTGGTACGTGACGTACGTAGGCCGTTGGGCGTTGAAGCAAAGGATTAAGTTGCGTTGTGTCGAGTGTGGTGGCTCGCTAAAAGGCGTGCAAGGAGTGACCAGATGGTGGACGAGAAGTTAATCCAAGCCCGTGTGATAGGCCGCACAGCAGCGAACGACTTGGCGGACCTGTACGTCAGCGAATCAGCGCGGTTGAACGGTGAGCATGGGTTTGAGTGTTCGCTGGCGTTTCTGGAGACGTTGCGGGACCACTTGATTTCGATCAGGCCGCTCCCGAAAGAGCCTGAGCCTGAAAAGCCTGCGGTGCGAGCATCTCGCGAGCATACGCAGGACAGCAAGACATGGGGCAGCCGTCGGTTGTCCAGGGGATATGTGCTGGTTGATTTTGACGGTGAGGTGGACAACGAGACGGACAAAGGGATCCAGATTGATGGCGATTGGTGTCCGAAGAGTCAGATACAGGAATGTGAGGAGTTGGAGGTAGGTGATTACGTTGCGGAGTGGTCGGTAACGCAGTGGTTTGCCGACACGGCTGGTCTTGACTACTAAATTGGAGGAGCTGAAGTGGAAACTGCGACGGTGAGTTACAAGGGCGAGTCGATCATTTACGACAACATTGAAGGCAAGTGGACGTGGCGTGCCATTTGTTGCCACGACTTTTCGACGATCAAGCGTCACATTGACGCGCGGCTGGCGATTGAGGTGGATTTACCCAGTGAGTGTCAATTTCCGGATGATGGCGGGCTGGCTGCGTTGGCGGATTTTGTGAAATGCTTGGAAACCCAGATCAACTCAGTGCGAGGCGATCACTCGGTGTTGGTGAGAGGCAACAACGAGAACTCAGCACACTGCCACGAGCTACGGGAGCGAGTGGAGATACTGGAGCGATGTCTACGCGCTCTTCACGGTGACGAAGGTCAGGGGTGATCAGACAAATGAGCAAGCTAATTGTGGTGCCGGTATTGAAGGGAAAGGTCGTATTCGCGACGGACTCGCACGTGACGATCTACGATAGTCATGTGCACAAGAGGCTCGACTGTGAGCGGTCGCAGATTGTGGGGAGGCAGCCGGAAAGCAAGGAGGAGGTCTTGGTGATCGAGGTGGATGCCCTTCTGGCGGCCCTGGAGGCCGCTGGCAACGAGCTGGTCGAGGTCGAGATAAATGGCAGGGTCGAGCGGTTGACGGCGAAGGCGGCCTATCTGGACGTTCCTCGCGTGGGCCTGACGACGATTCCGCTTAGGTACTTCGATGAGGTGCCGGAGGTGATGGACTTTATCCGGACGGTCCGGATTCCGCGTAGGATCGCGGATGACAGGGGTCTGTGATCAGAGGTTAGTAGCCCATTCCCCGATCTGGGTCCACATTCCGGAAACTGGATCGTAGAAAAAGGCGCAGGTTGCTCGTCTGGATGGCTCGATCATTGGCGGATTTGTGGAATAGTTCGCCGCGTCGAAGTACGGCTTTTGTGGATCGGCCCCGTTGTTGAAGCACTCAAAAACGATCTCTTCGCCTCCCAGGAGTGGACTGCCGTACGTGGTTGGCGAGTTAATGATTGCCATGCTGGCGATGATGCGATGGAATTTTCCTCGCGACAGGTCCGGAGTGTAGCTGCCGGTTGGGGTTGTGGTGATAAACCCGTTCCGTCTGATTCCTTCGTCTACGATCTGTATTGATCGTCCCAGGGTGTGTCCTGAGAATCTTGTCTGACCAACGGCATCGAACTGGCTCCAGACGGTCTGTTCGACAGAGATATTCTCGGCTGTTGCGGAGAAACTGTACGCCTCGAATGGGGTGCTTCCGTGGACGCGGAATCGGCAGCCGCTGACTCGTATCTGTTTGCACAAGTCGATTCCGTCGCCGAAGATGATCCCGTGGCTACCACGTTCGCCGTCGTTACTGGTGAACAAGGTGTTTTCGATCCGGGCACCGAGCATGGAGTCGAGCCGGATCGAATAGGGGTTGTTTCCGTTCCCGAATTCGCAGCCGCGAACGAGCAGCTGATTATTCGCAACCCCGTTGTAGTGAGCTATCAGCCCACCTTTTTGGCATCCAACGACAGCGGTGTTTTCCAGCAGAAATAAATAGACACCGTTCAATTCTATGCCCCGTCCACACGTTTGGATAATGGAATCGCTGACTCGGATCTGGGAGTGACTGACTCCGGTCCACGGGCTTTCCAATCGGATCGCTGTCCCCACGATGTGTTGAAACTGACAGTTTCGGACGGTCACTGCCGCCGTTCCGTCCGGATCGCCTGGAGGGATTTTCCCGAGTAAAGTCAATGCGTTCCCAGATAGGTTTTTGAAGCACACCCGTTCGATGTCATGGTGCCAGACGGCCCGCAGGTTGACTCCTCCGCTGTCAGATGGATTGTTGCTCTTGATCGTCAGATCACGGAACCAACCGCCGCGCTGAAATGTGGGCGTTGACTCGTAACCGTCGCACTGGATCAATGATGCGTTGGGAACGTTGGAATGGAGGATTGTGTTGTCCATTCCGTCTCCAAACAATCTTAGTCCAGGTCCAGATCCCGAGTAGTTCAGCACCGAGTCAACGCGGTACGAACCCCGTGGTGCGTAGACGGTTGCCCCGTATTGTTTCGCTTGGTTGAGCGCCGACTGGACGGCCGGTGCGCTGTCTGTGGTGCCTGTTGGGTCGGCTCCGAATTCGATGATGTTCGCGGTTCGCATTGTGCATTTCTCCTAGATTGGGTGATCCTCTTTGGGCAGCGTGTCAGGCCGGTAGCGTTGGATTTCCGGGAACGATTCGCAAATACTGGCTATCAATTCTTCTTGGGTCGACTGCCAAAAACACTTGAAGCTGATTTCCCCGACGCCCGGGATCCGCGCGTCAATCATGACGGACTTACGCTCATCCCGGATACGCGTGACGCACGAATCGGAGATGGCCAGCAATACGATGGGTGGAACGAGGCTGATGAAGTTCCTGGTGTCGGGTACGTCTCGATCGTGGCAGACGACCAGCGTGGCGTTTTGAAAGACCCCCACGGTTGTCCATCGTCCGGCGTCGAGGTTGGCCAGGTCGTGGTCGGAAAACCCAAGTACGATGTGTGCAGGCGTTATTACAGCTGCGAGCATTCCAGGATTTCCAGTAAGGTTGAGACGAGTGCGTTTCGCGAAGACATGGTGGCAGGCAATCGATCAAGGTAGTGGATGTCCGGCCCGATGTGGAATGTCGATCTGGAGGAATCTTCACCGGGGACTAGCGGGAGACGGTTGAGGATCAACACGTTTTGCGTTCCTTTTTTTTGGTGTCGGGAGCGGCGGCAATCCGCGTTGAGCGCGCATTGCGTTGGTGTCGTCGAAACACTTTTGACACCAGGTCGTTTTCGGTACTGGGTCGCTGGCGTGCGTTGTTTTGCGGTGTCTGCACACCATATGCAGTATCCGCAGATTGTTCCGCAGCTTTTTTGAGTTGGGCGGCCCGTCTACGTGCGCGTAACCGCCTGGCCGTTTGGACGTTAGCACGTGTGAGACGACCTTTCTAAGCACTTTCGGATTCCTATGCCCGAGACCAAGACCAAGACCAAGCCCCAGACCGAGCCCCAGACCCAGACCCAGCACCAGTCCGAGCCCAAGACCGAGACCCAGACCGGGTCCAAGACCCAGACCCAGCACCAGACCGAGCCCCAGACCCAGACCCAGCACCAGTCCGAGCCCAAGACCGAGACCCAGACCGGGTCCAAGACCCAGACCCAGCACCAGTCCAATCCCGAGACCCAGATCGAGACCCAGCCCGATAACAAGACCGTTCGGCCCCGACCCGTAAGGTTGTAGCGCTCATTGTGGTTCCTTGTGGTGAGACTGAACCCCCGCACCGGGAAAGGGGTAGACCCGGTGCGGGCGGTCAGGGCCACCAGCCCGAGACTAGATTTGGGTGCGAGGCAACGGATGCGTCCAGGGCGCAAAATCGACAATGACGTCGCGCGCGATATAGCAACCGTTCGGGTACGGCTCGACTTCGGCGAGCGTTCCCTTTTTGAGCGCGTCCGAGAATCTGCCCGTGTCCGCGACCCAAGCCGCGTCCTCAAGTTGAATGTCCGAATCAGTAAGGGCGATAACACGACCGGTGTAGTACATAGTCACCGTTCGGATTAGATACGTCTCGCCGATTTTGAACGAAGTAGATTTCACGTTTTCATTCTCCTGTGCCTGTGGAAAAAAGGTTCGTAACGTCAACGTTTCAGACCACCCGACCGCCCCGCATACACACAATGCGGTCGGGAAGTCCAGAACGCCTGGAAAATCGTCACCCGTCCCCGTCCCCGTACCCGTCCCCGGACCCGTACCCGTCCCCGGACCCGGACCCGTCCCCGTACCCGTACCCGTCCCCGGA